ACGGACTTATTCAGTCTCTTAATCAGGTTGCTCAGGAAGAGTATGCCAGAGAAAAAGCAGAGTGGGACAAGAATCAAAATGAGGAGGAAAATTAAATGTTTATCGTAGTTGAACTTCAGAAAAACGCTGACGGAACTCTAGGTAACATTGTAACTCCTTATGAGACTCTTAATGAGGCAGATTCCAAGTTTCATCAGATCCTGTCTTACGCGGCTTTATCCGATGTTCCAATCCACTCGGCTTGTATCTTGTCTGAGAGAGGCAAGATGATCAAGAACGAATCATATGAACACAAGACAGAAGGAGAATCCTAAATGGATACAGCTATAATGTTTACTCCTGGTCAGATTCTGGCGTGGTGTGCTGCGATCATGACAATTTCAGGAGCGGCTAGTGTAATTGCTAATCTTATAACAAAAGCACTTAGCCCGAATAAGGCTCAGAATGCCAGACTTGATGCTATCGAAAAGCGTCTTGAGACACATGATACCTTATTTGCAAATGACTTGAAGAGATTTCAGGATATCGACGAGGGCAATAAAGTCACGCAAACGGCTTTACTAGCCCTCCTTTCTCATGCTCTGGATGGTAACGATGTGCAATCGCTAAAAGATGCCAAGAAAGACCTTGAGAAGTATCTTATAGGGAGGTAACCATGAACGCTAAAGTAAGTAAAGCAACTATTATTCGCTGCATCATCTTTGTTGTAGCGGTCATTAACAGATTCTTAACCAGCAGAGGAGCCGGCTTTAGTATCGCTATGGACGAGACTATGGCTAATGCTCTTGCTGATTTATTCTTATCTATCGCGGGCCTTGTGTGCCTGTGGTACAACAACTCCTTTACCAAGGAAGCCATCGAAGCTGATGCTTATATGCATGACTTAAAGAATGGCTATCACGACGAGGAGGATGACGATGAAGAAGATAGTAGCGAAGAGCAAGACTAAGTTTGCTATATCTGGAAACAAGGTCCCTACTCAAAAGGTTCAGTTTACAGGTATTATAAACAAGGATGGTGTAAAGGTAAGAACCTGGGCTGGTGCAGATAAGCCAGAAACATCCTATTCGCCACTCAAGAAAGGAACCGCAGTAATTGTCTGCGATGCTATCCTCTCAGAAGGTGGTAATACTTGGTATTATATTTACTATCAGAAAAAGTACGGTTTTGTATGCGCCAAGTGGATTGACACCAAGCCAATGAATGAAGACATCTTTGTAGATTATCTGACATTATATTCTTCTTACGTCAAGAGGAACCACAAATATTTCGGTTACAAGTATGACCCAGCACTTACCACCTTTGCTAAAGCGAAAGCTAAAGTTAAACGTAAGAAGAAAGCCACTATCACCTGTGCGGTTCCACCAAGGTGGGCTATGCATGATATGGGCATCACAAGGGCGGATGGTAGCTCTCTTGTTTGGGTAAAGAACGGGTCATTTAAACACTGTTATTCAGGCGGTGTTAAGAAGAAACTTAAACGCATCACTAAAGGCGGTCCTGTTGGTAAGACTTACAAGCAGGCTATCAAAGATGGAACTCTTAAGAAGGGCGACATCGTGGCTTTTAAAGGAGCAACACACACGACTGTCTGGTCCGGCGAAGGGCATATCTTCTTTGATGCTGGCAGGGTGATATTTAAGTATGGTATCAGTAAATCAGGGTTTAGAGTAAACTACGACAAAGCTAAACCCGGCGAGAAAAGAAAGATTAATGAGGTGCTAAGATGGCGAAACTGAATTTATCTCCCCCTTGGATCATCCTTTATGAAGAGATGAAAGCATTCTTCAAAGAGGATCCGGATGTTAATGTTGGCTACAATGACGATGAGAAAAAGATCATGCTTTATGTGAAAGACGGGACTAAAGCAGCTGCTATCCAGTCTTTCATTAAAGAGGAAGTGGACTGCGGTAATGTAAAAGTTGCCATTGATGTTATCCCGGCTAATGGTAATTTGTGCAAATGCGAAACAGAACTTAAAGATGTTTTCGTAGGCAATGGAGCATTTGATCAGATTAAACGCGTTAATGCTTTCGGATTTGATTTTAAGTTTGTCGTTTTTAAAGCTAAGGTTGTTCAGTTCAGGACCGATGATATTTCAGACTACAACGGTCTGCAGTCGACGCTCTATGAGGATATTGCAAGGGATATCTTTAAGGAATTTCCTTCTATTTTCTACTGCACAGAACCAGCTGTAGGAGCACCTCTTGGCGAGTGGCCGTGAAATCAAAATGAATGGGGGGTAAATTATGTACTCCATAATTGATAATGATATTGTTTTAACAAGAGGCGATTCTTTATATTGTGATGTTGAAATCTATCGGGATGACGAGCCTTATGAACCCGTTGAAACTGATAAGATTCGCTTTGCAGTAAAGAAACGCTTCAAGGATCCGGATGATCAGGTGCTTATCGTGAAGAATATTCCTTACAACAACCTAATACTTCATCTGGATCCTGAGGATACTAAACCCCTTAAGATGAACAAAACCTATGTCTATGACGTCCAGCTTACAAACGAGTTTGGCGACATAGACACTTTCATCAAGGGGACTTTAACTCTTACTGAGGAGGTGATCTAGGATGGCTGAACATACTAGCGGATCTCTTGTAGGTAGAGAATCTCTTAAGGGAAATCTGTCTAAATTCTCAGGTTTCCCTGTTGGAACTATGGATTATGATCGCCTTGCTAACAAGCCCATGATCGAAGGGGTTGAACTTAGTGGCGATAAGACTTTTGAAGAATTAAATTTACATGCTCTTACCAATGAAGAATTGGAAGAGATTCTCGTTTAAGGAGGAAAAATAAATGAGTGCAAGTGCTCTTGATAAAGGTGGTACCTTATACTTTTGGCAGAAGATTAAGAACCTGTTCGCTGAGAAAGGCGATGCAGTTAAAAGTATCACAAGAGTTGGTGAGACCAACACTTTCACTGTAACATTTGCTGACGGAACGACCACGAGCTTTACTACACCGGATACTATTGTAGAACCTTCTACAGCAGCACCGCTTATGGATGGCACCGAGGCTATTGGATCCTCTCTTAAGTATGCAAGAGAAGACCATGTTCATCCGAAAGATACAAGCAAGGTTGATGTTACTAGGACTATTAACGGTAAACCTTTAAGTGCTGATGTGGTTCTTGCTCCAAGCGATGTAAATGCGGTTCCTGCTGCAGCAGTTGGGTCTTCCAATGGTGTTTGTCCGCTCGATGATAACGCTCTTATCGCATCTCAGTACTTACCAAGTTACGTTGATGATGTGGTTGAAGTTTATGCAAGGACTGGGGCTACCGCTCTTGCATCTGACTGGTTCTCTATCAGTGGACCTACAGGTGATGCGTTAACACCACAGGCAGGAATCATTTACGTTCTTATGAATGCTCCTACTGGATATGACATCAATACTCAGTTTAGGTGGGGTGGAACTACTTACGTTAAACTCAATGATGGCGGTATTGTACCAATCACAAACGCTGAAATCGACGAGATTGTAGCATCATAGAGAGGAGGTGAGCTCTCATGAGTTTATCCGCTCTTGATAAAACAGGTCTTGCGAGGTTCTGGAGTAAAGTAAAAGCGTATGTGAACCACGAAAATGTAATTAACGCCATTGGGTATACACCTGCCAATACTTCTGTAGCAACTAAAACTGATAATGGACTTTTGCCCATGCTTCCCAATGACGACGATGGCAATAAATTTATGCGTCAGGATGGAACGTGGCAAAGAGTCACAACAGATAACATTGCTGGCGGTTTCTTGCAGATTCATCCGTCAGCGTATAACGGTTTTATATTGCCGTATCTTAACAACGATTTAGCCTTCCTTAGAGCAAAGGGAGGCTCTTATATTGTTAAATACGATGGCGTGGAGCAGACTGGTATAACCTGGAATGCTGACCGAGTCTTTGATGCGGGTTATACTTTCTTCAATGTACAACAACCATCTATGACTGAGATTTCCTTTGAGATCACCACACCTCAGGTTTACAAGTGGCTCTCCAAAATCTACATCGACTTTGGGGATGCGGACTTTGGTTGCAAAGGTATTGTCGTTGAAGCTAGGCAGGCTGGTAGCGATACATGGGAGACTTTCTATACCACTACTACCAATATTGCTCCGTATATTGTATTTAGCAAGACTTTCTATGCTGGAACTGGTATAGACGGACTTAGAATCACATTCTCTGACTGGGCTAATCCATCAAACCAGTTTGCACTAGCTCAGATCGGTCTTATTAACTACGCTTCCCTTGGACCTAAATCGATTTATATTCCTGTTAATGGAGGCGACGTATACGGTCCGATCGTTCCTAATCTTTATGGCACAGTTGAATTTGGCTCAAGCGCAAGATATTGGAAAAATATTTACACTAAGAAGGTGACTCTTGATGCGGATCCGGTGAATCCTCTTGAAGCTGCTACAAAACAGTATGTGGATAATAATGGCGGGACTACAGCCCATGTTCTCTCACTAAAACTTGCTTCGAATAACTGGTCGAGTAAAAAGCAAACATTAACTCTTTCAGGATCTGGAATCACGGCGACAAATACTATAATTATTATTCCGTCTGATGCTAGTAGCAGTGATTACTCTAAGTGTGGTATAAGTTGTACCGCACAGGCCGCCGATTCATTAACGTTTTCTTGCACGACGGTACCGGGCGTTAATGTATACGTTACTGCAATCGTTGTTAATACAACATTACTTGATTTCACTTCCTAACTTAGAAAGGAGCCCAAATGAAACTTCAAATTTTAATACCTCAATATGAGGAATCCGATGAGGTAGTAAAACCATTGCTTGATTCAATTGCCATTCAGCAGAATGTCGACTTTGCTGACATCGGGATCATTATTTGTAATGATGGCTCTGACGTTTTCTTGTCTGATGAACTTCTTAATTCATATCCTTTTATCGTAGAGTATCATAAAGAACCTCACCGTGGTGTATCCGCGACAAGGGATGCTTGCTTTAATTATTCGACTGCTGACTATGTGATGTTTTGTGACGCTGATGATATGTTTTTCAACATCATAGGTATTTTCCACATCTTATCAGAAACTGAGAAAGGTTTTGACAGTTTGGTATCAACTTTCGTTGAGGAGACTAAAGCGCCTCATAATGGAGAAACTGTATACATAGTACACGGTTTATCCGATCAAACTTTTGTACACGGTAAAGTGTATTCCAGACAGTTCTTACTTGATAACAACATTCGATGGAACCACAGTTTAACAATTCATGAGGATTCATTCTTTAACACACTTTGCCTCATGCTAAGCAAAAAGCCGTCTCTTTGCAACGATCCGTTTTATCTTTGGAAATGGAGAGACGACAGCGTTTGCCGGCATGACAAAAAGTATATGCTAAAGACGTATAACAATATGTTGGATTCTAATGAGGCTTTGCTGGGAGAGTTGCTGTCTCGTAAGATGGAAACCGAAGCTTCTCAGTATTTTGTGTCTATGGTATTTGACACGTATTATACCATGAATAAGGTAGCGTGGATCAATCAAGAAAATCAGGAATACCGTGTAAACACTGAAAGAAGATTTGCTGATGTGTTTAAACATTACAAGTGGTTGTGGGATAAAGCTACAGATGAAGAAAAACTTTATATTTCAAACGCAGTACGATCACGTAGTATTCACGAAGGTATGGCTATGGAATCCATCACAATTTCCGATTGGCTTCGCAGAATAGAGGAGTTGGCATGAGTTATATTTACTACAACGCTAACCCGGATGGTAAGCATGTTGGGGATTGCGTGATTAGAGCTATAGCAACTGTTATGGATGATACTTGGGATGCCATATCTGCAGACCTTTCTATGATGCAACTTAGGATGCGTGACATGTCTAACTCAGATGCAGTTTGGGGTGAGTACTTGCACCAGAACGGGTTTGTTAAGGGGATACTACCTCATCCCTGTCCGAACTGTGTGACAGTCAAAGAGTTCTGTGAGATATTTCCTCATGGTCGGTATGTCGTTGCTACAGGTCACCACGTCATCGCAGTGATAGATGGTAATTATATCGATACTACAGACACCGGAAACGAAGTTCTTATCTACTACTGGAGGAGGATAGAATGATGAATTATGGAGGACAGCAGACACAACAAGGCACTGTCTTTGTGATGTTAGTGAACGGTGAAGATTTGCCAAATTCTTACCCGGTGCAGCTTGGTTGTACCGGTATTTTTATCGATTTTACGTCTGGTAAATTCTGGGTAAAGGAGAATCCCAGCGGGGTGCCTAGACCTCTTAGGGTGTTCTCTTTCAAAGAGGAAACTCCTCAGCCCATGATACCGGCAGCTGGTGCTACGAACTATGTTTCAAGGGAAGAATTTGCGAGTCTTTCAGCAAAGATTGACCAACTCATAAGTGATCTGGGAGGTGCTAAGTAATGTATAATATTATGAACAATATTATAAATGCTTTTGGTGGTTTGCAGAACTTTGCTAACACTGTCAATCAGACCGATCAGGCACTTAGAGATAGGGGAATCTCTGCTGAGGGTAAAGTTCAAGAGATGGTTAATACCGGTAAGGCTAATCAATCACAGCTTCAACTTGCTATGAAAATAGCAGACTTTATGACCGGTAGAAATAGATAACTTATTAACTTATATTTTCACAATACCGAAAGGAGACTTTATTATGGGATTTAGTGAAAATGGTAATGGCATGGGTCCTGCTGACTTTGCTGCTTTACTTGGCAACAACGGTAATAATAATGGAGATGGTTTATTTGGTGGCGGTAGCTACTGGATTATTGTCTTACTTATTATGGTATTCCTTTGTGGTGGACTGGGTAACGGCAACAATGCTGGCAACGTCCTTCCTTATCTTATGATGGGCGGACAGGCTCAGGCTCCAGCAGCAAGTGTTCAGAGCGGCTTCGATCAGGCTGCTATCATGGGCGCTATTGAGGGTGTTAGAGGCTCAGTAAACCAGGGAGCAGCTGACACCGCCTTAGGACTTGCTGGAGTTAGTCGGTCTATCTGCGAGGGATTTGGCCAGGCAGAGATTGCTGCTAACAACAGACAGATGGCGTCCATGAATCAGTACTTCAACGGTCAGATGACTACCATGCAGGGATTCAACACTGTTGGTGGAAAGATCGACATGCTTGGAGCCGATGTTGCAAGGGAGGCTTGTGCTGATAGGCAGGCAGTATCTGAAGGTCTTATGGCTCTTACTGCCCAGAACAATCAGAACACCAACACTATTGTAAATGCCATTCATGGAGTAGGCCAGGATCTTAAGGATCAGCTCTTTGCACAGCAGATGTCTGCGAAAGACGATCTTATTGCTCAGCTTAGACAGGAGAAGGCGTATGCTAATCTGCAGGCTTCTCAGACTGCTCAGAACGAAAGGATCGTTGACTCTATCTACAACAGACTTTCAACCTGTCCGGTAGGAACCACTCCGGTTTATGGCCAGACACCAATCTTTACTTGCAACCAGAATCAGAATCCGGGCTGTCCATGTGGTGGAAACCTCTAAGATAAGGAGGTGAAAGCCATGTTATTTGCAGCTTCAAATCCTGGAGTTCAAACTGTTGCTCCGGGCGCAGCCGCAGTCTTCACTCTTGTAGAAGTGCCAGACATGCAAGGATATGTTAGGCCCAGACTTTCTGCTGGGACCTTCCTTCTTTCGGGTGGACCTTTTAGGAGAAGAAGATGTTGCTGCTCAAACATTAATCAGACAAGGGATTATGTTTCATCAGTGAAGGCTGATATTGCTGTACCGACAGGCGGAACCGTAGGAGAGATCTCCATGGCTCTTGCAATTGATGGTACGGCGGTGTCGTCTTCTGGCATGAGCGCAACCCCTGCAGCAGTAGAGGAATATTTCAACATCGCTGAGACTATCGCTGTGGATGTCTTCAGAGGCTGCTGTGAGTCTGTAAGCTTTATTAACACTAGCGACCAGCCAATCTTAGTAAGAAACCCGTATATCGTAGTTGATTTACCGGCTAATAGGAGGTGAAGATAATGGAAAGTACCTATGAAGAACTTCTTGAGCTTCTTGAGAAAGACATCAAGAAAATTGTTAAGAAGGGGGATATTTCCAAAGAAGACCTTTGCTCTATAAAGGAAGCCACCTCTTCTGTTAAGAATACCGAGGAGATTTTAGCCATGAGAAGGGCTAACAAAATGGGATATTCTGAAGGCACCATGAGAATGCATTATGGTGTTCCCATGCCTGACCCAGAGTATTCCGGCTACAATTCAGAAAGATCTCCCGTGACAGGTCGCTATATTTCAAATGGCGTTTCACCCAGAATGCCACACTATCAGGGACATTCTATCAAGGATCGTATGATCGCTTGTTTAGAACCAATGATGGACGAGGCTAAGGGCGAGTATGAACGCCAGATCGTTATGAATACTATCAACCGTATTCGTAGCGAGATGTAACTGATAACATAAGAGGGCCTCCTTAACCGGGGCTCTCTCACTTTTAGTAAAGGTTACGAATATGGCGATTATAAACACTCCGGTTTCTTCCGGAAATGTGAACTTAAAAGACGACACGCCTTCTTCTTTGACTGCTTCTTCAAGAACATCTACTTCTGGTAGGGAATATCCGGTAGGTTTAGACGCCGATGAAAATTTATCCGTAAATGTACCTTGGCTTGATATTACTAAAGCTAGAGTTGATTCCGCATTAGGCGCTGGATCTGGGTCGTTGTTCTATAGACAAGATGGAAAATGGGCTTCTCCGGCTACTGGTGGAATTACTGTTAATACGTTGTATTTTTCACGATATGGGCTAAACGTTAGTAGTGGTTGGAATCGCACTTATGTTTCGGCTGTTTCATGGTCAACTTATGCTTTACTTTTTATACATATTGCGATGTTACACCCGGCCGGCAGTAGTGGTTACACCAATTATGAAACTAAAGGAATATGGTATCCAAACCCGAGTATAACCATTCCATTATTTAACGGATTCAAAACTGAATATGACTATTATTTTTATCCACTACGTAGAAATGTACCGGAGGGGTCATACAGCAGCCATAATCATCCTTTTGAATGTTTAAACCTTATATCTAGTGGATGGGATACATTGGGGTTTTATGACGAAGGGTCTACTACAATAAAGCTTTTAGGCATTTACGGCATAAAGTAATGAAAACTTTCAATCTAACATCCAAGCAGATTCAAGGCATCGCTAACATCGTTGCCCATGAGCAAGGCTCTAAGGCTGGAAGATATGCAGAGGCTTCTCAGATTGCTAATCGGGCTGAGTTATATCATGGTGGTGATCCGGTAAAGTGTGTCACTTCAGGCTGGTATGCTCACGGCAAATCAAGGTACGCGGCCGGTACGTCTAACGCTCAGGCTATTGCTATTGTTAAAGACGTATTCTTAAACGGTCACCGTACCTTGCCTATATATGTTGATGAGCATGACTGCATGAGTGATATCGACAAAGTAGTCAATAAGAAGGGACAGAACATCAAGTGGAGCAAGTCCAAGTGGAAACCATTTGAGACACTAATCCACAACAAGATGAGTGCTAACTACTACTTTTATTCCTTCCCGGGCGGATGGAAAACAGGAGTAGATCCCTTTGGCTACACCGGAAAGAAGAAGTCACCAAGTAACTCAAGCAGCTTCCATTATATTCTAGGAAGTGCACCAGCAGATGAGTGGGGTAGAATGATGCCAACATTGAAGCGAGGATCAAAAGGAAAAGCAGTCAAGATCTGGCAAACGATTCTTGGAATAAAAGTAACGGGTTCGTTTGGAGAAGGAACCGAGAAAGCAACGAAGGAATTCCAGAAGAATCACAAGTTGACCGCAGACGGCGTTGTGGGCGGTTTTACTTGGTCAGCCGGAATTGGCGAATTATAAAACTGAATATTGTTATTAATACCTTATTAGTACAAATTGGCTAAAAGAACCGCTTGATACCTAACTATTATCAATTGATGTAGAATTGAACAAGAGATGCAAGACGGTCGGCAACCACGCATTATAAGCGGTTCTTCAACGCCAATAGAAGTACTAAGCAGTACTAAAAAGCAGACTATTAGTACAGTATTAGTACTGCTTTATTTTACTCATTTCTTTAATCAACCAGGAAGTTGGTCGCTCTGTATAGACAGATTCTGTGATGTCGGCTTTTACGGAGTGGCCAACTATCCTCTTGATTGCAAAGTCATCAACGCCATATTTCTTTGCAAGGGAGACGAAGTGTTTTCTGGCGTCATGAAGTCTATGGTCAGGACTTATCCCATAAGCCTTGGTAAAAGTTTCATACTTTGCTCTAAGAGTGTTGTAGGCATAGGGCTTGCCTTCGTTGGTGACCAGTAACTCATGCCCACTCGCAAGAAAAACTTCGATTATATTTTTTACCAATGGATGGATTGGGATGATGCGATCACGACCGGCTTCAGTCTTCATGCCGCCAACCATATAACCATCTTCTAAAAAGACGTTGCTTGACTTCATAGTGATAACTTCTCTTGGTCTAAGACCGGAATAGCACTGCAGCAGGGTTATTCTTGCAAGAGGTTCATGCTGGTTCTCCCAAAGGATTCTCATCTCATCGTCGGTGTAGGTGATGTGGGGTTTCTGGGTCTTAACTTCGCCCTTTAACTTATATTCTCTTGCATAGTTCCGATCAGTTATCTCAAACTCAATGGCATAGTCAAAGAGCTGGTTAAAGAGTTTCTTTATATTTCTCTTAGTGTTCTCGGTTGGGGACTGCTTCTTACCTCGTCTTATAACATATCCTTCTTCCATGCAAAACTTAATGTGCTTTATCCTTATCTCTCTAAAGGGTGTATCATAGATCAGATGACAGTAATGGTAAGCCGACTCCACATTCACAAGTGTAGCAGAGGTTATATTTTTTGAGTGCCTTGCTATCCACTTGTCATAGACTTCCTTAAAGGTAAGGTCAGATGCTAACTCATACGGCGATTTGTTGTACTCCACAAGAGCCATATAAGCATCGTTGTAAGTATCAAAGTAAGCCTGAGGTTTAAGGAGCTTACCAATAGGTCTGCCATTTTCATCCTTACCGACAGTAACCATAGCCCGGTAAGGTTTTCTAACTCTTCCTTTGATTTTTGTAATTCGTCCAAAACCGTTAGGAAGTCGTAATCGTTTTCTGGAAATTTTCCCGGGTGGGATTTTTGGAAATTGCTTTTGGGGATTACCACAATGGGGACAAGAGTAGGCTTTGTCTGAAACTTGTAATCCGCATTCTTGACATGTAATCAACATTTGTACTACCTCCTTGTTAGTACTATAACAGGCGGACGCAAAAAAGACAAGTGGTATAATGAAAGAAAGTATATAAGAACTTATAGTTAGGTAGAGAGAATCGAAAGACTATTCCGACGCGGGATGAGGTGAGAAACCTACGAACCGGTACCCGGACTTGAAATACAGACGGAAAGCTATAAGTTTCTAAGTATACAACTCTTGTCTTTTTTTTCGCAAAATCTACATTGGGTATAATGAAAGGAAAGAAAAAACTGATGAAGCCTAAGTGCGTTTTAACGAACGCATACGGTGAGCACGCAGGCTATGTAATCTTTTAAGGCACTATCATACCGGGAGTGAGCAGAGGGTGATGTGTTATATGCGGCGGCGAGATTACATGAGCGTTAATCTCCAAAGGGGAAAGCCCTAAGTGACGTAAGTTGGTATCAGTAAATTCGCTTTCTAATCAACGCATTATTTTTTTCATAGACTACCAATGTAACATTTGGTATAATTTTTCCAAAGGAGGTATTTGACATGGGTTTAGTTAATATGAAATGCCCTAATTGTGGAGCGGAGTTGAAGATCGATAAGGATAGGGAAAATGTTTACTGCGAGTATTGCGGTTCTCATGTCTATTCTCTAATCAAGACAAAAATCGTAGAAGAACATGTTACTAGGGATGAAACTCAGATAAAGAAAATGGAGATAGAAAAACAAGAACGGGAGAAAATGGAGAAGTACACAGCCCCATTTCTTACCGGTGATCTCGGCGCAATGCTAATCCTTTTTGGGATACTAGGGGAGTATTCTAATTGGTCTCTATTCACAAAAATAATATGTATGATACTAGGCGTTGGCTTACTAATCCTAGCACTGATATTATATTTGAAAAAGAAATAATTTTTCGCAAAATCTACAGCGCTTATAATGAAAGGAGGTAGACCGCAAAAGATAAGACGGCATTAGTCATATCTATATACATGTCTATTTCACATCTAAAAGGGAAGTGATGTAATACCAAGCACCTCAAAGGTGGAAGGGTTGCAGTTTTCGACCAATCGTTCAATGAACGTAATGCGGAAGAGCTGTCCGGAACTGGAGTGTAAGTTGTTTTGGTGGAGCAGCTTCCTCTTTTCTTTTTGCCTGAACGAAGTGAAGACAAGCGAGCATCGCAAAATTTACACTCCTTATAGTAGAAAGATTAAGGAGGTATATTACCATGAAAAAAGCTATAACGATTATATTAAGTGTCATATTCGTATTAATGATTTGTGTTTTTGGAATGACTATTTTTAGCTTTATGGCTATTAATAGAGCGAGTGACGAAATCACAACTACCATTGAGCGAATTGAAAACGAAAATGAAAAAGTCGATTTAGATTTAGAAAACTTGGTAAATGAATTCTGATTTTTGTCCTGAGCAAGACTTTAAACTGCTCATATTTTTTTCGCAAAATTTACAACTCCTATAATGAAAGAAGGAACTATAGATTTATTATAGGAGGACAAAACAATGTTAAGAACATTAAATAATATAGATGTAACAGAAATTGTTTGGAAACTATTAAAAGAGGTTTTCACCTTTGTAGTAATCTTTTGCTGCGTATGGGTAGCAGTAAAGGTGTCTACATTGGTAGACTTCAAAGTGTTTGCGTTAGTAATGTTAGGAATTATTTATGTGTTAATGTGTAAATTATCTAAAGATTCGTAGTTCCTCTTTCAAATCCTGAGCAAGATTTAAAACTGCTCATTTTCTTTTTGCCATGATGGGGGATCGAATAAGGCACGCAGGTGACGTTATCTAATTGTAAACTTTCACTTATCAAACTATAAGGAGGTTTCACAATGATAGCTTTTAGAAAAGGTCACATGCCAGTGTCTGTCGCCGCTAAAATATTCGGTAAGGATGCGAGTTGGGTTAGAGCCGGTATAACGGAAGGTTGGCTACCCATCGGCATCGTAACAGGTCAGGGTAAGAGGTGTAACTATTATATTTCACCAAAGAAGGTCTATGAGCTTACAGGTTACTTATGGGAGGGTGAGGAGATATGAGTACGGTAATAAGAAACGAAGTATCCAAGTCCAACCCCTACTATCTCCCAAAGCACCGTTATCTGGAGCTTAAGCACTTCTGCCTGCAGTATCCTGATTGGAGAAAGGAATACGGAGCTATTATATTTGAGAAAGATGATGACTTTGACCCGACCGGCAAGAAGGCTGTAAGGCTTAAGATGCTGACGGATAGGATGGCTATGGTGGAAGAGACTGCTAAAGAGGTAGATCCAGTATTAGCAGAGTATCTCTTTTTTGCTGTAACGGGAGATAAGTCCTATACATACCTTAGAACAGCTATGAATATACCCTGTGGCAAGAATCTATACTACGACCTTTACAGGAAGTTCTGGTGGCTACTTAGTAAGAAACGGGAGTAGACGCAAGAAAAGCAGTGGTTATAATGAACCACTTAACTTGTTAAAAGAAAGGAGAATATTATGAGCAAGTTAAAAAGAGAGACGTTAATGACATTAGTTGATGAGATAGGAGCGTATAATGATGCGGTATTGAAACTCTTCAAATGCATGGAAGAGGAAAAGATCGGCAAAGATAAACCACTGCTCCTACTCAAACAGTTGGAGGTCAGTGTACACGGTCTCAACCTTAACGAAGCCGTATCCAAAGTTTTGGACGAATTAAGTGAGTAAACTTATAAGGGCTCTGCCAGAAATGGCATCCCTTATAAACTTTTCGCAAAAATTACACCTCTTATAATAGAATCAAGAGGAATATTTTATTATAGGAGGTATGTTATCATGATTAAATATTATATTACACTGGCTGTAGCAGGTATTTGTAACGCTATGGGCATTCTGATTGGAATGTTCTGTAGATTTCTTACCAATAACGGGATTAATATCCCTGAGGTAGTAACCATGCAGAATGTGTCCAAGGCATGTTTCCTGGTGTTCATTATCATGTTGGTCATTATGAATATTATGTTAATTATCGAAAGAAAACACAATAAGTAAACTCTGATCAAGTCCTGAGCAAGACTTTAAACTGCTCATTATTTTTTTTTCGCAATAATTACATTCCTTATAATGAAGGAATAATGTAAGGTTTGAGAGACCAACCTTAAAGATGGATTAAGCCATTGATAAATGGTAGCGTAGCCGTATCGCTAGGCTTGCTTAAATATCCTGGGCGTTAGGTCATTATTTCTACAAAATTATGTAGACAAGTTATCACACGGACACGTGGTGGTGGCTACCTAATAATCGTTGATGAAGGGTTATTAGAGTGACGCAGATGATAATCGTAAGTCGGGCAGGCAATAAACTGAAAAGGTGTTATTGTTTAAACTACAGATTTTGGGAACAGATATTATGTATGGCTGTTACGATAGTTAGGTGATCGAAAGTGAGCATGAACTCTTATGAGGTGAGAAACCTGAACTGTGTGGCTATAAATCGAGCCATTGACGCCAGTATCTCTGAAGGCTGGTGGGCAGCGTTTGATGCGTGCGGTCCTAAGCATAGTATTTATTTTTTTTCTTAGAAAGGAGGTGAAATCGTGTTAACTAATATTATATTTTTGGCTGTTGGAGTTTTTGTAACGGTGTGGGCTTTTATCATACTAGACAGACTTACCGGCATTAGGAACAAACCCGTAGGTGAGCTTCAGGTGGATACAGAAAAGGAGATAGTCCAGTTAGTTTTCTATTCTACTCAGGACCTGCATCTCTCTATCCATGATAAGACCAGAGTGACCTTTGACGTGGTCCATAAGAGTCTGGATTTTAAGATCCCGGAAGAGTTCACGCAAGGAAAACAGAGCCTATAATGAAGGTGTTGTTAAGCATTATCCAAAGAAAGGAGTTATATCATGGATAAGATTGCTGAGAATCACGAAGAACTTATTGAGAAGTTGCAGGCGCATTTGCTTAAGCTGGATCCGGGTGATCCGCAGTATGGTAAGTTGCAAGCACGGTTGGATGCCATGATGAGGCAACGGAGTACAGACTTTAGAAACGAGCTTGACGCTATTGAGAACAACGAGCGTCTTGAGTTCGATCGCTGGAAAGCTGAGAAGGAAGCAGAAGAGAAAGCTGCTCAGAGAAAGGCTGACCAGGAGAAAACCGAGAAGGAGTATGAGATCAACAAGGTCAAGAACAGGAATGATAAAGTCAGGAATGTTGTTGAATTCTTAAAGACTGGCTTCACCGTTTGCGTACCTGCCGCGTTAACCTGGGTGTTGGCAAAGAAGGAGATGGATCCTGTCGAACCGATCAATGTTAGACAAAGGATTTGGAATCTGATTCCAAAGATTAAGTAACTATTGGTAATTGCATGAAAACACACTTTATAGCCTCTGTCAGAAATGACAGGGGTTATATTTTTTTCGCAAAAATGACAGCTGTTATAGTAGGAACCTATGGAATATTATTAATGGAGGTATTTAATATGAAGGTATACGTGTTAGTAAGCAAGTATAATGAGAACGACAAGCCGAGGTTTACAACTGATGTATTTCAGTCTTACGGAGAAGCTAATGACGCGGCGTTTGAGCGGATTAATAAAATAATCGGAGAGGATTATGTGTTTGATCGTGAAGCGTCGACAACAAGAGTGAAAATCGTAAGAAAAGTAGATTCAGGTTGGCTTGGTAGGGTTACTCACAGGTTTGTAATCACGGAAAACGAACTCTAAACCTGTTCCTAGTCCTGAGCAAGACTTTAAACTGCTCATTATATTTTTTTCAATAATTACAGAGGCTATAATAGAAAAGCAAAGGAGGTAACAATTATGAACCTAAAGTCGGAAGTAGCTTTGTACGATTCCATGGTTGAAACTGAAGATTTGATTGAAAATATTCAAGGGAGGATTTATGGTTTTACAACAATCCCCCTTGAGGAAAGAGATGAGCTTTCAAGGAAACTGTATGAGATTCGTATGAAGTTAGTAGATTATTCTAATGCATTAGGTGAGTCGTTAGTTATTATGGAAGCTTTTGATTAAGGTAATAGTCCTGAGCAAGACTTTAAACTGCTCATTATATTTTTCGCTTATGACTTACAAAATCTACAAATGTGACCATTCTGTGTATTCTACATGTACATTATATTTTCATAAAGGTAAAGGACTAGCCATCATCCAGCAACGCTTTAACAAGAGGCTTAAGGTAACGTTCTGGTCGTCTGTTGACAAGGATTTAGCTGCAGAGATCGCTTATCATGAGAAGTTCTATGAATATTTCGTTGCTGAAGCAGGCTTCGCTAATGATGGATTATATCCTACCAAGACTATTAGACAGGTTATGTGGGCTCTTAAGATGAAACCACTAAAGAAACATCCTTGGGAGACTCGTTGGTGAGTTCGCAAGAATAACAAAGGCTATAATGAAACCTGTTGGTGAGTTGAAGAAAGGAGTACATGTAAATGGAAATGTTGGCGGTTTTCATGATCGCTTTGGGAATTTATATTCTCTATAAAGAGCATACAAAAACCTGAAGCAAATCATGAATAGGACTAAAGGAGGCTTTACAGTCTCCTTTCTTTTTCGCAAGAATAACACCTCCTATAATAGGTACAAGTTGATGTACATATTAAGAAAGGAGAACCATTATGGTAAGTATTTTTGCGGGAGTTGTATTAGGTATCGCTTTAGTAGCGATGATACCGGCAGCAGAAGCCGTAAGTACAGAATTCCAGAAAGGAGAAATCCTTCTGAAGTACAATCACGAGTAAACGATAAGGAGCTTTGTAGAAATTACAAGGCTCCTTAGTTCTTCCGCAAAAATAACATCTCATATAATGAAGCGTATAGTGTGCTTCGTTATATTTTAAAGGAGGATTTTATTATGAAGAAATTAATATTCAAGCTGTCTATGTTAGCTGGAGCAAGCACCGCAGCTGGATGGGGTGGCTATTTTTGGTCTATGAAAAACTTCAAGAACGGACATCTTAAAGAAGGCGTCCTGATTGGAACGATCACAGCCATTATAGCTACCGTCCTATCTGTTTGGGGCGGACAGAGAGCAATAGAGTGGACGAGTGAAGCATTAATAAACAACTCCAAAAAGGAGGAAGCAAGCGCTTAAAACCAAGAAGAGGATTAGTAGAAATTACTAGTCCTCTTAGGTTTTTGCAAGACTTTGCGAGAAGCAGAAAGGAGTGTTGAAAAGTGGATCGCATTATTATTAAGTCAAAGCTCTTTAGATGGGTGTTAAGCAAGGTCATCAAGAGAGCCATTAACAAGTCGTGTGGAGTAGACTCGGGGTTTACTCTGCATAGCTTTAACTTAGGGCATGACGATGGGGTAACCAAGATTACAGCCTGTTTCACCATTGAGGCGAGTGATGAAGACATTGTTAAGTTGTTTAAGGAGGAAGCTTAGAATAATGGAAAGAACTAGAAGAATATTATATTTAATTATGATGCTTGGAATCTTATCAGCTGAAGTATCATCTTGTAAGGCACACGCTTCCACAAAGACCATTGTCCCAATGGGCGAATTTCTGATCACCGCCTATTGTCCCTGCGAGGAGTGCTCAGAGGGTTACGGTCGTAAGACATCAACCGGTCATACAGCCCGAGCGGAGCATACCATAGCGGTTGACCCGTCAGTCATAAACTATGGTAGCAAAGTCAAAATCGGAAAACGCACATATGTAGCCGAAGACTGTGGCGGTAAAGTCAACGGTGACCATATTGATGTGTTCTTCGATTGTCATGAAGAGGTTGAAGGGTTTGGAAAGAAGTATAAGAATGTCTTTGTTGTGAAAGGAGAAAAGTGATGGGTGAACTGTATTATGAAAACGCAACTGGTTCGATGTTTCGTTCTAAGTCGGTTGAAGAGATTAGAAAGCGAATGGGAGAAATAGCTAAGAACTCAGAAGAGTCGTTACAGGCTGAGGGTTATTTGAGTGGTAAGACCGTCCAAGAATTATGTTTTGACGAGTTTTACAAACCATACTCCGGTAATGTTGTTACAGTCGTTGGTAGTTACATCAACGTATACTCCATAGGCGTTGATGTGTATGTCATTTTAAATGAACCAAACGATCAACCTAGGTCACACGAGGTTGGTGTTATAAGCGAGACGATAGGCAAATTGTTAAATGACAAAACGGAGACCATAACTGAAAATAAAGTTTATGAGGCTCTTGATAAGCTGGAGTTAAAGTGTCTTAAGTTCGGCTTTAGTGTAAATATTATAATCCGATAACGCAACAAAAACATCTCCTATAATAGGTCGAATGAAAGGAGGACCAAGATATGAACAAAGAAAACGATACTATTGATATCCGCGAGTTCAAGCGTGAAGCTTTAAAGCGGAAGGTTAAGGAGAAGCTTGATTGGTGTAAAGACCGAGTCGAAGCCGGAGTTGAGTACATAGAGGAACACAAGGAACTTCTGATTCCAATTGGTGTTGCTCTTGCTGGAGGTATGAAGAGAGTTATCTCAAGCAGGGCTAAAGCCAAAGAGGAAGAGGAATTCGCGTGTAAGTATTACGACCCAAGGACTGGCAAGACCGAGTATGCCAGGAAGAAGCCTTCTGTTAAGCAGAGGCTTGAAATCGAACGAAGGTATCAGGAGGGAGAGTCGTATCTCGATATCCTTCACGATATGAGACTGTTAAAGTGACGAGCGAGGAGCTTAGTAGAAATTACTAGGCTCCTTAGCTTTTTCTTAACGAAAGGAGATTATATTTAAGCAATGTCAACTACTATAAACCTAGAAGATAGAACATTCTACGTTGGAAACTTCGTTCCGACAACAGAAGAGATTATCTGGCTCAGGAGTCAGTTTGAGGGTTATGACTTTGCTCTTGATCCAAGACCTCTTCAGAACAGGTTCACTATAAGTATGTGGGACGTAGAGCACCCGGAGGCTTTCTTAAAGTGTAATATCTACTACCCATTTGACCTATTCGACCTTAAGCGGATTATGCAGGCTATGGTCGAGGAAATTGACAGGAGGTGGCGCTGATGTTTTGGACAGTATTACAGGAGTGCTTCCTTATTATATTCTGTATCTGTTGTGGTATTGCTTGCGAGGGTGATATCACATTTTCAGTGTATGCATTCTTTATGGGGCAGATCATCATTTGGGACAGATGTTATGAACGAAGAGAAAATAAAGATACTACCGGTATTTGAAACTTATGTTGACTACGATGGTGACAGCTTTCTTACCGTGAAAAAGGGTCACGCGGACTATCGTAGCGGATGTAGAGCCCATTAGTGAGGAAATATTATATTTTATAAAGGAGGATAATGAACATGACAACAACAGCAGTAATTTTACCAGAATGTGAACAGATTAAACAGAGGAGACTTGAAATGGGGCTTTCTCAGGCAAAAGTCGAAGATAGTCTTGGATGGGGTAGAGGTAACCTTTCCAAATACGAGAAGGGTACTACCAAGATTCCGGCAGACCGTAAAGAGGAACTCTGGGAGTTCTATGGTCTGGGTGCTAAGAAGGTCGCTGACTTCTTCGGGTTTAAGGAGACGGAGACACCAAGACCTGTTAAGGACACTTCTCGTGGGTCTAGTACTCATAACGCTGAGGGTTATACAGATCCAACTATGGCAGAAGCTCTTAAGAAAGCTATGGCAGCTACCAAGTATACCGATCCTCTGCCCGGTGAGGTGTGGACGAACTATAGGAACAACGGAGGCGTCCTTAGCAAGCTGATACTCTCTGTTGAAGGTAATACTGCTTACTGCCTGACAGTCTTCACTAAAGGTGCCAGCTATGACTTTAAGGTCAAGTGTAAGGCAGGTTTTACATATTATGTAGCCTTCGACAGGATGGAAGCTATCAAACTCAAAGACCTTAAGGAAAGAAAGGCTATTATATCCTCTAAGTCTTTCGAAGAGGTTAAGCTTCACTTCGCCGGCTTGATGGGTATTGCTGTTGTAGAAAAGACCGTGGAGGTACCGGTTGAGGTTGAGAAGGTTGTAGAGAAGGAAGTCGTTAAAGAAGTTCCGGTAGAAGTAATCAAAGAGGTAGAGAGGGAGGCTCCAGTGATCGACTCCTTTGAGTTTGAGATGTGCAAGAGGGAGCGTGACATCTACAAGGACATTGTAGACAGACTCTTGCCCTCTAAGACGCTTTTATGAATAGACAAGGTTTAAAGCCTTACTATCCTCGTTATTGGCCTGACTGGTTTAGTTACCACTATGCTTGTTGGGCCAATAATCATCGGGGATGGCAAAAGGCAAAGAAGAAAGAACGACGCATGGCTAAGAGGAGGCTTAAGCGGGAATTAAGAAAGGAGATAGAGAATGAACGTATATTTTGATACGGAATTTACAGGGCTTGTGCCTAACACTACGCTGATCAGTATTGGTATGGTAGCGGAAACCGGTGAGAAGTTCTACGCCGAGTTTACCGATTATGATAAGGATTTGGTAACAGACTGGATTCAGAAAAACGTTGTTGATAAACTTGTGCTGAAACCAAACGAATCAATAATTACTAAAGACTGTTGGATGTTTTCCGGTTCGACAAATTATATTTGGAACAGGTTACTTATTTGGTTCGAAAAAATCAGTGGAGCACAGTATGAAACCTTTCAGGATAACGCAAAAGCGTATATCCACCCTGAGCATCTAGGAGAACAAATTCAGCTAGTTTCAGACGTCTGCCATTACGACATGTACCTGCTTCAAAACCAGGTATTTGGCGGAGCTTTTAATATGCCGGTTAACATCAACCCGGTCTGCTATGACATTTGTCAGGATATATGTGCTAGAGAAGTAGCTGGAGACGATTTAAAATGGTACCCCAACATGAACGGTATGGCAGATGCTTTCTATGTGTCAAGAGAGATGTTCTGTAAGAAAGTAGCGGGCGATCTTCCTGAAGGTAAGAGGCACAACGCGCTTTATGACGCTAAAGTAATCAAAATGATATATGAAGGGATGAGAAAATAATGGGTCTAGCGGCTTGTATAATATGGCTTCTACTCACTGCTTCAGGTTTTGTAAAAGTAAGCAACGATGTTTACTGGATGATCTGGGGCATGATTGTAATTGCTATGTCGATTGATATACACGGACAGAGACTTACGAACGAGGAGGATGAAGATGAAAATGAGGACTACCGATAATTTATATTTAGTAACAAGACATTATGATTTTCTCGTTATTGAGGACATCGATGCATATGGTATTACCAAAGACGGAGACGCCGTATATTTCGATATACTGAAGACTAATGGAGTTCGTTATCGTCAGTTTTTTAACAAAGACCTAATACTATATATAGGTAACGACAAACAAGTCTTTGATCAGTTGAAAGGAGGGAACGATGAATGAGTGCTTTTATGTGTTCAAAAGAGACTCTATGGGATATGGCATTATATTTTGCTAAGTATTATCCGTGTGAGTGGGGTCACTTGTTAGAGAAGGAAGCTGGTGTAATTGAGATCTATAAGGCTCTTGCTGAACTCAATGTCAAGTCTCTCATAGCAAGATACGGTGAGAGTGCTGTACCTGAGATGACTGGACCTTTGTCGGAATTATATTCTTATGAGGGCGATCTGGATGAGCAGGAAACAGATAATCTTTGCGTTGAGATGTCCTGTTATCTCTATCAGTCTTGTGAGGGTGACTGTGACGAGGATCCCATATACGGATTAACACAGGAAATATTCAACGATACAGTGCGAGATGCGTTGTTTAGTAAACTCGACGACGATGTAATTACAATTTATTGGAGGTAGAAATGAAACCACTTGTTGAATATATAGGAAAGCCCGCACTTCTTGAGCAGACTGCTGAGGAGTGCTTAGAACTTGCATTCGCTTGTCTGAAACTTGCAAGATACATGCGTGGAGAAAACACAGTCTACGGACGGACGTATAGCGAAATGGTTGATTCCATTCATGAGGAGATTGCCGACGTGCGTATCACTATGGATGAGCTTGTTAATGCGGGCATGGTCCATTCGGACACCATATGGACTATGGAAGAGATGAAGAGAGAACGTATGGCAAGACGGTTTAAAGAATGTGATGGGGATGCTTGTGATATCGAATGGTTGAAGGAGGCTGAGACGGATGATTGAGGCTATAGCTGAACTCATGGATGAAAATCCGGGATTAGAAATTCGTTTAGAGCATGATCAGGATCTAAACGGAATTATATTCACAATCAGACTGGGGATAAATATCATAGAAAAAAGATATCTTATCAATGAAATTATAGCCGTGTGTGACGAAAATTTAGTGGATATCCATTTCAAGTATCTTCTTGAAGAAGCTGTAGAGGAGTTAAAGGAGGCAAACAAAAATGATAACAAAGAGATATAACATTATGCTGGCCGACGGTCCTCTGGAGAATGATCCGGAAATAGATCAAGATATAGGTGAAGCAGTTAGAAAAACTGCAATGTCTCTTGAGTATCGGTGTAATATATTGCTCCGACTCGAACAGGACTTTGGTCCAATATACACGATTTCAGTATCAAGCAGTGATCAACGGGTGTTTAAGAATATCGGATCAAGGTTAAGAGGTATCGCTTGCCAGTTATTGAAACTTAATAAAGATAAATATACCTCTATGAAATATTATAGTCGCTTATTAGTTGTTAAGGAGGCTAATACAAAATGATTAAGCTAGAAAGCACTAAAGTTGTTGGGTTTGAGCCGACTATAAGAGGTATGAGAAATCCAATGAATAGCTGGGAGAAAAGCGATACACTTTTTTGTGATTACGATGGGGATAGTTATACCATTAATGGAGACATGGCACCTATAGATAGTGGCTTTGAAGGCTGTGGTGGTGAGTATTATATTGTTGGTCCTAATGATCTTGACCTAATGAAGCGACTTGCTGCTGGCGGTCCTGTCCATGCTAAGTATAGAAGGATGATTGTGGTGTATGTAGATATTACCGCCCCATTATATTGGTGGAAGGAGTTTGACACGTACAAAGTTGGTACAGTGGCTAATTCCTGCTCTACCATGCATAAGATTCATGCAAAAGAGTTCGAACTTGATGATTTTAGTCATGAACATATTATAGACTTCTGGGGAGTAACGGTTAAAAGTCTAAATATGGGTAAATTTGATTTCGATGACCAGCCCATTATAGTACTTGGTGATGGAGATCATTTTGTTTCACCATATGGCATTCTGAAGTTTACGATAAGTATGCTGAATAGATGTCGCGAATTATATTTAGAGACCAAAGACAAGAAGTACTGGTGGCAAATGATACAGTTGCTGCCGTCTTCTTACAACCAGAAGAGGACTGTAATGCTTAACTACGAAGTCTTGCATAACATCTACCACAGCAGAAAGGACCACAAACTTGATGAGTGGCACTCCTTCTGTGACTGGATTAAGGAACTTCCATATGCGGATGAGGTGATATTATGACTATGTGGCCATTACCGGAAAATACATACTTAGGTTATAAAGATTTTTGTAAAGGTTGCAAACATTGTAAACCCGATATAGTATCTCAGGGCCTTGAGTATCATTTCTTGACTTGTGAGCACATGTCTGCTTGTGAGGCATTATATTCGAGAATAACGGGAGGTGATAAAGATGCCACTGCTTTATCATAAACAGTGCATTATTTGTGGGGCTTATTTCAAACCAAGAAATAGAATCCAAGTCACTTGTGGATCAAAGGTATGCCAAAGCGAATACAGTAAAAAAGTTAGAAGTCCTAAAAAGCATGGGTTAAAAGATCCGATGAAAGGACTTACCATGGATGCCATTGCTGCAGAGAACCTTGGAATGACTTACGGGCAATACAAGGGAGCCCAATGGTGTAGGAACAAACAGGTAATGAGCAGCACCAGTCCGGTATATGAATTTAGAGGCGTTGAATAGGAGGGATTATATTTTGGAAACAACAGCAATGTTAATCGAGTTTGAAAAGTGGTGCCCTAAGTGTAAGAATAATGTCCTGGCTGAGGAAGAGGATCCTTGTGATGAATGCTTAGAGCAGGGTTGGAACGAAGATTCCGTTAAGCCGATTAGGTTTGAGCCTAAGGAGTAAAATTATGACAAACTATGAAAAGATGAAGCCGGCGTTAGATATGATCTTCGATGACGTAAATCTTGATGAAGCGGCAAAAGTTTTAAGTAACGGTCTTATCGCTTGTGAATTTTGCAATATTAGGAACTATTGCGATGAGAAAACGGATATTTATAACGACAGTAAACCGCCGTTAGGAAAGATTGTTACTTGCGAGGAAGTCTGCAAAATGTGGCTTAAAGAAAACGCAGAAAAAACAGTGGGTATAATGAGCGAATAGTGCTCGGTTATTATATTTGAAAGGAGTTCGGACATGAACGAAGAAGTAAGAAACGAAGAGATCGTTGAAAAAGAAACTGTTAATAATGAAATAGTGGAAACTGAAACTTTTGACGAACCGGAAGTGATCCCGGCTGAAGAGGAATCTGACGGACTGTCTAAGGGAGCAGTTGCAGCGGTTGTCGTTGTCGGTGGACTCGCACTGTACGGTGCACGTAAATTAGTAAAAGACGTGATCGTACCAGGAGCGAAGAAAGCTGGCGGCGCGATTGTTAGCAAGATACCCTTTGACATCAAGAAGAAACCCAAGGTTCGGAAGAACAAGAAGGGGAATGTCGAAGTAGAAGTCGAAGCTGAGGAAGTGGACTTTGACGAGGTGTTCGAAGAAGACTTCGAGGATGAGGAGACTCCCAGCAAGTAAACGAGTAAAAAACGCGAAACCGGAAGAGGATTAGTAGAAATTACTAGTCCTCTTAGGTTTTTCTCATAGTAATGAAAGGAGTATATCATGAAAAGAGATTCAATTATATTTACCAATATGAAGTTGTTCGATGCTATGGATTCGTTACAGGAGATAGGTGTTGTTGGAGCGCTAGCGAGTGTCGTTCTTATTACTATCGGCGGTTATGTTAAGGGACGGCATTGCAGAGCGCTTAACGGTACCGGCAACGTGAATGGAATAGCTGACGTCGTCGAAAATCTTTATAAGTATTTTACAGACGATAATTCTGAGGTCATTGAAATCAAGAAAAGACATGAAAATGAGGAGGACAACCATGAGAGGGATTAACTACAATTCTGCTAACTGGAATAACTTCAAAAGTAGAGCCAAGAGGGTAAAATCCGTTCAGGATCAGCAACAAATTAACCGTGAACTTATCGGTTATATTTCTATGCTGCAGGACCAGATAACAGAGATCAAGAAGAGTCTGGAGGATGATGGAAGATGAGTCCGACTGGAACGTATTTGTGTTATGGGATTCAGCTAGCGGCTTTTTATCCTGAGCTTACATCTTTCAATTTAACCCCTTACAAGCTTAGTAAGGATCAGAAGTTCACAACGGTCTTTAAAAGGAGGACTCGAACAACCATAAGTCGGTGTGAATGGATGTTGAATTATATTTATACGAACAATGATGATATACCAGCGATAGTTAAGATGTTGATTGTTGGTGTTAATGCTGAGAATCGGTATCTTGATGTTAGAATATCTAATGAAGAGTTTGGTATGGAAGAACTTTGGAAGAAGTATGGACCACGATTATATTCTAAGATTTGAAAGGAGATGACTAAAAATGAACCTTGTAAAAATATTAAAGCCTTTAGAAAAAACCGCTTACCAGTTGCTTAGATCTGTTAAGGCTAACAGAACTACGCTCTACGCCATTGGAGCGACAGTTGGAGTGGTTGGGACGGCTGCGGCTAGTGCTAAGGCGGCTGTTAAGACCAAGGAGTATCAGGAGGAGTATGCTGATGCGAGCTTTGCTGAGAAGGCGAAATTTATTGGTGGACTTTGGGTGATGCCGGTAGTAGTAGGAGGCGTTACTATCTTCTGTATCTGGAGAGGACATAAGATCCACCTTGAGAAGGAAGCAAGTCTGGCTGCTATGAGTGCTTTCTGGAAGACCAAGTACGATGAACTTGATAAGAAAATCTCTGAGAAACTCTCTGAAGAAGAGTACAAAGAGGTTAAGGATGAGATATTCAAAGAGAACGTAGAGAAGGCAGCTAATGAACGGGGAGTGAATCTTGCAGCTCTGTCTAAAGGCCAGTTCTGGGTGTACGACGCTATAACAGGGCAGTTCATGAAGGTGACTGCAGACCAGATGACCTGGGCTACATATGCTCTTAATAAGCGTTTCATGGAAGGACAGGTCGTGCAGTATAACTGGTTCTTAGGACTGCTTGGAGGTAGACCGAGTGAACTTGCTAAAGACGTTGGTTGGGATCCTAACAACGAGACGTTCTTTGAAATGTTGGACTACAATAATGGGTTCGGCATCGCACCGTGGCTTGATGTAGATGCTGACCATCACGCCGACATCAATATGGATCCTGTTAACTCTGAGGGCTTGCCTGTAGCGCAACTGTTCTACAAGTATGACCCCTTCTATCTATATGAAAAATGAGACGAACGAACCCTTCGGGACCTGTATGAGTTTCGAGGGGTTCTTTTATGGTGAGTGTTATGGGTAAAGATACACTATCATTAGGCGAAATTGTATTTCTAAAAGAATTTGACACTATTGGATGGGTAATAGATGAGGAAGATCCTGATGGCGATTATCGTGTAATGTATTACGATCACGGTCATTGTTGTTTTCAGTTATATTTCTTTGACATTACCGAAGTAGAAAGAACCGGTAGATTTGTTTACGATTTGCTTAAAGCAAGAGAGGAGTTAGTTGATTATGAGGATAACTAAGGATTTTGTGTTAGGGCTGTTGATAGGTATTGCTGGGATGAGCTGGGTTACTAATAAGAAGTTCGCATCTATCATTGAGGAAGACCGGAAAAAGCGTAAGACTACTGTAGAAGAGGCAACTGCTGAGATACAGGACGTGGAGATCGCTGACATTATGGATATCTTTCACGAACAGGAGCAGGATGATGACGAGTACGACGACTTTATCTAATCCGCAAGAAAAGCAGTTGGTATAATGGAAGGCTATAGGTCTTACTATTATATTTTGAAAGGAGTTTTATTATGAAGAAAGTATTGTTAGGAACTGGTTTAGGTTTCTTTGGCACCTGTTGTTTGTTATGCTGGAGGTGTCGTGATGATGCCTGGACCAAGGAGTTTACAGATTTTCTCTGGGAAGTGAACTCTGATTGTAAGAAAAAGATACTATAGTTGTACAAAGGGCTCTGTAATTATATTTACAGGGTCCTTTAGTTTTTTCGTTGGTTTTTGGAGGCTGTTATGAAACTACCGATTAAAGCTGTTAAGACAGCGCTGGTTAAGTATACGAAGATGATCCCTAAACTGATGGTCAAGGAGAGTCCTACTATACTTGCTGGGATAGGTGTTGTAGGCGTAGTTAGTGTTGCTGTAACGACGCATACGGCGACCAAGAAGGCTGTGGAAAAGATGGAGGAAGTACGCAGCGAGGATGATTACGTGGAGCCCGAAACAAAGGTTGATGCTGCTATTGAGGAGGTAAAGGAGACATGGCAGTATTATATTCCTGTTGGAGCTATTATGGTGGTTGCTATCGTAGCTATCGTTCAGGGGAATAGGATAAGTTTGAGGCGTATATCCATTCTTACTGATGCTTACAGGATGAGCGAGAAACTGAGGAAAGAGTATCAGACCAAGGTTAAGGAGGTCCTTGGAGAGAATAAGGAAGCCAAAATCCAGAATGAGATAGCTCAGGACAGGCTTGATGAAGACCCTGTTGATGAGAAGTATGTCTATGCGACAGGGCATGGTAATAGTTTGATCAAGGACTGCTTTTCTGGAAGATACTTCTATAGCAATCCGGAGTTCATAAGACAAGTTAAGAATCAGTTGGATAGAAAACTCGTTATTGAAGATTATATTTCTGTTAACGAGCTTTTCTATAAACTAGATTTGGAGATGTTAGATGCTGCAGCGGACTATGGTTGGAGGGTAGACCACTGTGACATGAAGGATCTTACAGACATTAGACTAATACCAGGTACAGCTTCTGATGGAAGGCCGTGTCATGTGCTGACGTATGAAGTTGAGCTGGGTTTTGATGTGTATGAGGATAGTTAGAAAGGAGTCGTTATGAATAAGGTAATAAAGTTCGTGACCAGTCATAAGAAGGAAATCATGGCTATGGTTCTGTACGTTGGGGAAAAGATGATCACCGACCAGATCAATAAGCATGAAATCCGGATGGCGGTTAAGGAAGAACTTGAAGATAAAGAGGAAGGGGGCAAGTAAGTTGCCTATTATGGGGTTTGGTGGAGTCATTTAGACACATCAAGCCCTATATTTTTCTCGCCGGTTTATAGATATGGAGGTAGATATGGATTTAAAGAGCTTGAAGCCTAATTCCAGGGCTTCTAAAGAGGGAAATGAGGAAAAATCCCAGGGGAAGAATTTGCAAAAAGCGGTTCTGGGGACGGTAATTGTTAAGGAAAAGACCGCACCCCATAAATTTTTCAGAACTTTCCTGGCGGAGGACGCTAAAACCATAGAAAAGCATGTTGTTGAGGAGGTCGTGAAGCCAAGACTACTCGATATTATATTTGCAGCGGCTATGGATGGGCTCGAAATGGCACTTTACGGTCAAATTTCGACCAGAAGGAGTCGTGGAGGAGGCGGTTATACCTCTTATGGGAACTATTATCGGGGTTCTGATGACAGAAAACGGGAGAAAAAGTCAGAATCAAGGTCAAAACCCCTCGATAGAAGGACTATTTACGACCTTGAAGAGATGGAATTTGAGTTCAGAGAGGACGCTCAGAACGTTTTAGACGCCATGTGTGACGTATTGGAGGAGTATCCTGCTGTGTCTGGGGCTGATTTGTGCCAACTTTTGGGTAAGCCGATCAATTATACTGACCGGAAATACGGCTGGACAGACCTTGGAAAGGCAAGAATCGAGCGTTTAAGAGGTGGAAATTACGTTCTGATCCTGCCCAGAGCGGAGGTTTTAGAGTGATAAAGCTAATTATATTTGCAATTCTCATATGGATTGTCGTTTACGTACTCGCTGACATGTGGTAAGCGGAGGGAATAAGCATGGAAAGGCTAAAAATTCACATAAAAACGTGGAAAATTTGGAATAAAAGCTGTATGAATCGTCCTTTTTATAAGTTTTTGGTCCTGATCGGACTTGTTAAATCGCCAACTTTCGATATGTTAAAGGGTCATGAGGAGGAATTGGAAAAAACATGGCAAAAATTCCTGAAGAAAAGGTCGCTTTAGCCGTTGTTCACTCTAAAGTGGCCTTTGAAATGATGAAAGCAGACCCTACGATCAGGCATTCTTTGGTAATTTCTGACATTATTCCCGAAGATTTGGCTGTTGTAGTGGGTCGAGACGAGTTTGTTAAGTGGTTGGAAGGAGGAATCATACAGGAAAATGGGAAAACTGGTAGGAAAAGACGCCATAAATCCTGATCATTACAAAAAACAGTGCTCAATTGAGTGCATCGAGGCTATGGAAATAGCTTTTGGGGCTGAAGGAGTGGTCAATTTCTGCCTTTGTAACGCCTTTAAGTACTTATGGAGGCATACAAACAAGGCTGGATACGAGGATTTAGAGAAGGCATCCTGGTACGTTGACGCCGCAAGGGAGAAAATGCCCTTGATGGGTGATAAGAGAGGGCTTTATGAAGCTAAATTACTCTCTTTAAGTGAAGTTATCGCGACTTATGTATTATATTTTGGAGGAAAATCATGAAATTATTAAGCGTTGTTGCATCTAAAATGACAAATTCTATGGGTAAAGTTGGTTTAAAACTCACTAAGGCAGCTCCTGATATTCTCGTTGCTGCAGGTATTGGTGGACTTGTTGGAGCTACTGTTTGGCTGATTAAGAACGAGGAAAAGCGTAAGGAAATTCTCGAAGACTTTGCTGAAGAGAGAGAAAACATCGAGGCCGACAAGGAGATTTTAGAAGAGATGGCTGAATCTGGCAATACCGAGGCCGTAGAATGCCCTTCTGACGCACCAGAAGCCTCATATAGCGGTTTAGTGGTAAAATCCTATGTAGAGGTCGCTGGAAGGCTTGCAGGGCTGTATGCGGCTCCTGTGGCTTTATACGGGGTCTCTCTGGCTTGTATCTTAAAGAGCCATTATATTCTTAAAGGGAGAGTTGCAGGTCTTGCTGCTGCTTATGAGTGTCTGGACAGAGCCTATAAGAGGTACCGTGGGAACGTCGTTGAGAGATATGGTGAAGAGGTCGACAAGGATATGGCTTACGGCAGAAAGAAGGAGACTATCATTGAGAGCCATCCAGATCCTGAGACAGGCGAGGAGATTGTTGAGACCAGCGAGAGAATGACTTACAACGTTCCTCTTGGTGGATCTGAGTTCGGTAGATGGTTTGAGCAGGGTGGTAGTTGGGAGTTTGAGAAGAACAATCCCATTTACAATATGACTTACGTTGTTGGAGTACAGGCTCAGCTTGATAACCTGCTGCACGCAAGAGGGCACGTATTCCTTAACGAGGCATATGACGCTTTGGGATTTGAAAGAACGCCTGAGGGAGCTGTTGTAGGTTGGATCCTGGGAGCCGGGGACGATTGTATTGACTTCGGTATCAACGACAAGGTGGTTTGGGTTAAGGACCGCTGGCATGGCGACGGAGACGAGCTTACTGTTGTAGGAAGAGACGATTATGACGGCTTCAGACAGGGATTCTGGCTTGATTTCAACCACGATGGAGTTATATTTGACAAGATTTGAATGAGCGGAATAAACGCTAAAGGTACCGGGCGTTTAGGAGATCAGTACAATTATATTTGGGAGAACAATGAGCGATGGAGTAAAAGACGGCTGGGGAAGAAAGTATTTCAAATTCGCCGTTAATACGAAAGACAGGTGCTGTAAAGATTGTGATAGGAGGACCGTTGGATGCCACAGCACCTGCGAGGATTATAAAAAATTTAGAGAAAGACACGAAGCAAATGTGAAAGCTTATAGAAAAGACCGTAAGAAGTGGGGTAGAAATTATGAGTAAATTATATTTTTTAGGTGGACTTTTGGTAGGTGGTCTTACCGGATTCTTCGCTGCTAAGAAGTATTATGAGCAGGTAAAGGAGGATGAACTTGCAAGACAGAGAGAATATTATGAGTCAGGTAAAGGAGACAGTGGGTCCAATGCTGACGGGTCACAAGAGGATGGTGGCCAGGAAGAAAAGAGTGCTGAGAAAGAAGACAAATCTGGAGATAGAGAAAGCAAAGAGGAAAAAATTACGCGTCTTAAGAACTATCAGATGTCACAGAAGGAGGTTAGAGAGCTTGTGGAGAGACATGGATACGATGAAAGTAGAACTGTCAATCCCGGAGTGGGGGAGTACGCTGATGAAATAGAAATTATATCTCCTGAGGAGTATGCTACCGGTCAGACATATGCTGATGTGTCACTTACCTGGTATGAGAGAGATGGCGTTTTAGTCTATGATGAATGGAATGATGAGGACTATAATACTGAGGTAGTACTGGATGTTGAGAACACTGTTGGGGTAGAGTGGAAAGAGCGTTTTAGCGAGTTTGAGGAGGATACAGTCTATGTAAGAAACCATAAAACAGCCACTGATTATACCATAACAAGAGAGGAGACAGCGTATGAAATCGACTAGAAAATTTGGGTATTGTGGGGTGAGTGAATGGGTAAAATTAAGAGATCCGTTAGGGCTTATTATATTTGGTTATTAGAAAAAAGCGGGTTGGAAAAGGGCCTAATTAAGAGGTATTCTAAGACTCTTGAGGAGCTTTTTAGGAGACCTTTTTACTGGAAAATTGCCCATGATGAGAACCGAATTACGGACATTTTTGAGCTTAGAAATGAGTATGTTGACGGGCTTGACGAGGGGTCTGCTGAGGAGTTTTTGGATGAGATGGGAGGTATTGAGGCGACCCTTTTAGAGTTGATAATCGTGCTTGCTTTGAGTGCGGAATTTGACATTATGCATGACGATGATGTGGGTGACAGAACGGGATTTTGGTTCTGGTGTATGATGGAAAATGCTGGGTTTGACAAGTACGATAACGAGCATTTTGACAGGCTAAAAGTGGACCTAATTGCGTCAGATATAGTGGATAGACACTATAAAAAAAATGGCACAGGCGGACTATTTTTGGCACAAAACTATGATGTTGACATGCGAGAAACCGAACTTTGGTACCAACTTAACTACTGGCTTAGGGAGAATTTCTAGGATTTTGTGCCAAAAAAATGCTTTTGTGCCACTTTTGTGCCACTTTTTTTTGAAAAATGGCACAGCGCAGAGCCTTTATTTATGCGGGTTTTGGGGCTTTTGTGCCACTTTTCCACTTTTTTTGTGTACTACTACGTGAGAAAAAAATGAAATTTATAAAGAATATTTTTTTTCAATATTTTTGGCACAAGTGGCACAAAACGTTATATTGGCAAAAAATGGATTATTTGGAGGGCTTGATATGATATGTATGATTTTGTGAAAATAACTAGTAGATCTCCTAAGCACGGACTGGTTGAAGTATACCCGGAGTTTCTTGTAGAAACCTCTGATGATCTTATGATTAAGGGCGGTGATTTCTATGCTGTTTGGATGGAAGATAAACAGCTATGGAGTACAAATGAGGACGATGTGATTCGAACCATAGATGCGGCTATAAAAGACGAAGTAGAAAGACTTCGAAAAACGTCTAGCGATCATGTCAAAGGATTATATTTGAAATACTCCTCGACAAGGATGATAAAGTCTTGGCATTCTTTCGTCCAAACAGATATGCGTGAACATTTCACTCCCCTTGATAAGAAGATTATATTTGCAGACACTAAGACTACGAAGAAAGACTACGCCTCTAAAAAACTTCCCTATTCTTTGAGTGATGGGGAATGTCCTTGTTGGGATGAACTTGTGGGAACATTATATTCTGAGACAGAGAGGGCGAAGATCGAATGGGCTATTGGTGCCATCGTAACGGGTGATTCGAAAAAGCTTCAGAAGTTTCTTGTTATGTATGGTGATCGTGGAACTGGAAAGTCAACGATAATAAACATCATTGAACAGTTGTTTAAAGGGTATTGCACGACGTTTGTATCTAAAGCTTTAGGTAGTTCAAAAGATTCGTTTGCGATGTCGCCTTTTAAAGATAATCCCCTGGTGGCGATTGAGCATGAGGGTAATTTATCAAAAATTGAGGACAACTCAAAACTTAACGCTATCGTTTCTCACGATTCGGTAGTGATTAATGAAAAGTTTGAAAAGGCGTATTCACAAAAGCTTAACACTTTTATTGTTATAGCCTCTAACAAGCCTGTTAAAATTACTGATTCTAAATCTGGTCTTTTAAGACGTTTGATAGATGTGACGCCTACAGGAAATAAGATACCAGCCGAACGATATCTTTATCTGACGAATAATATTCAGTTTGAGTTGGGCGCTATAGCCAAACATTGTAAGGATGTATATCTCGACATGGGTTTTCGTTATTATGATAACTATGTGCCGAAGCTTATGCTCGGTGAAACCAACGACATGTATAATTTCTTAGAAGACATGTATGATGAGTTGGTAAGAGAAGACGGAATTACAATGAAGTCTTTATGGGCTAGATACAAAGAATATTGCCAGGAAGCCAACGTGCCTTATCCGTTTTCTTATAGGGTTTTTAAGACTGAGGTTAGGCCGTATTTTACTGATTCGTACGAGCGAAAGAGATTAGAGGATGGGACTCAGGTACGAAACTATCTATCCGGTTTCAAGGCGGAGAAGTTTGATTATATTTTCCAGAAGGAAGAGTCTGAGAAGGAGAAAGGAGCAAAGAATAACTTCTGGCTGGAGTTTGGAGAATATGAATCGGTTTTTGATGAGGAGTTTATTGATTGCCCTGCTCAGTATGGTAGCGGTAAAGACGAGAAACCTATGAAGAGCTGGGACGATGTTGAGCTGGTGTTGGGGGATCTTGATACTACGAGACTGCATTACGTGAGAGTTCCATTATATTTGATATGTGTGGACTTTGACATTAAGGATCCTGTCACTGGTAAGAAGAGTCTTGAGCTTAACATTGAAGCAGCCAGTAAGTGGAAAGCTACCTATGCTGAGCTTAGCAAGTCTGGGGGTGGGATACATCTCTATTATATTTATGAGGGAGATGTGGAAGCTCTGGAGAGAAACTATGGCGATGACATTGAGATTAAGGTGTTTACCGGTAAGTCCAGTCTTAGAAGGCGGCTTACTAAGTGCAATAATCTCCCAATCGCCAAGATAAGTAGCGGTCTTCCAAAAAAGGAGGTGAGGAAGACGGTATCTAAGAAAACAATTGAAGATGAGAAACATCTGGTAAATAAGATTAACATGGCTCTTCGTAAAGAAGTGTCGCCAGGTAAGACAGTAACCTGTGTTAATTATATTTATGACACCCTTGAAGAAGCTTACAACAGCGGTATGCATTATGATGTGACTGCTTTGAAGGGAAAAATACTTGGGTTTGCTATGGGGTCTACCAATCATAGTCAGGAATGTGTGGACAGAGTAGCGAACATGAGGTTTTGTTCGGACGATGTTTCGGAACCAGTTGAGGCTAGCAGTGATTTGCTGGTCTTTTTTGATGTGGAGGTTTTTAAGAACCTCTTTGTGATTGTCTGGAAAGCTCAGGATAAGAATCATAAGCCTGTTATTATGATAAACCCTAAACCTGAAGAAGTTGAGGCGCTGTTTGATTTTAGATTGGTGGGCTTTAACAACAGAAAGTATGATAATCATATTCTCTGGGCGGCTATGATGGGTTATAACAACCTACAGCTCTATCATTTGTCTCAGAATATCATTGGCAACGTGGATGGTGCTTGTTTCAGGGAAGCTTACAATCTTTCTTATGCTGATATTTATGACTTCAGTTCTAAGAAGCAGAGTCTTAAGAAGTGGGAGATTGAGCTTAAGATTCATCATGAGGAGCTTGGTCTTAAGTGGGATCAGGAAGTTCCACCAGAGCTTTGGGACAAAGTGGCACAGTATTGTGTTTATGATGTCCTAGCAACTGAAGCAGTGTTTGATGCTTGTCACGGGGATTATACTGCCAGACAGATTCTTGCTGAGCTGAGTGGACTTAAAGTCAACGATACTAACAGGGCCCATATCACAAAGATTCTGGTTGGGAATGATAAGAACCCCAAGCATGTTTACACAGACCTATCAATTATATTTCCAGGATACAAAATGGAATGGGTTAACGGGAAGAAGTGTAACATGTATCGTGGAACGGATGTTGGTTTTGGTGGCTATGTGTACGCAGAACCCGGTGCTTATACAAACGTTGCCCTTCTTGACGTTGGTAATATGCATGGCGCAAGCATACTCGCCCTTAACAAGTTTGGTGAGCATACTAAGAACTACAAGGAAATCAGAGACGCACGTATGGCTATTAAGTCTGGCGACTTTGATAAGGCCAAGACCATGCTTGGTGGAAAGCTTGCCAAGTATCTGACCAATCCTGAGGAAGCTGATCAGTTACAGACAGCCCTTAAACTGGTGCTTAACTCAACTTATGGTATTGCAGCGGCTACGTTCCCGAATCCGCTTAGGGATGATAGGGACGTGAACAATATTATTGCGCTTCGTGGTGCTTTATTCATGAGAACGTTGCAGGATGAAGTAGCCGAACGTGGTTTTACTGTAGCGCATATAAAAACAGACTCCATCAAGATACCTGATGCTACTCCTGAGATTATCGAATTCGTTATGGAGTTTGGCAGGAAGTATGGATATGAGTTTGAGCATGAGGCGACATATGAGAAGATGTGTCTTGTCAATAATGCCGTTTATGTTGCTAAGTATGCTACGCCCGAATGGTGTGAGGAAGCTTATGGTTATATTCCAAAGGATTGTAAGAAGCATCCGGGACAGTGGACGGCTACTGGCACACAGTTCCAAGTTCCGTATGTCTTTAAGACACTCTTTAGTCATGAACCAATTATATTTGACGACATGTGTGAGACCAAATCGGTTAAGACTGCTATCTATCTGGACTTTGCAGAGGATAAGTTTGATGTGAGTCAGTGGGAAGATCTTAAAGCGTTTAGGGAGATTAGCCCTGAGAAGAGAACTAGGAAACAGGATAAGTTGGTCGAGCTTTATAAAGACATCAGCGATCAGGAGCTTGATGACATGATAGCAGAAGGTCACAATTATATTTTCATAGGACGGGTTGGAAGATTCTGTCCTATGGTGAAAGGTTGCGGTGCTGGGTACTTGCTTCGTGAAAGCGATACCGGTTTTAGTGCTGTGACTGGAAGTAAAGGTTATATGTGGATGGAGGCAGAGTCTGTTGAGAAGCTTGGCCTTCAGGATAAGATTGATAAGAGCTATTATATTTCACTAGTTGATGAGGCTATTAAGTCTATCAGTGAGTACACAGATATTGAATGGTTCTTAGATAGTGACGTAGAAGACGCAGTAGCGTGAAAGGAGAATTATATTTATGGAATACAGGAATATCCCCAATATCGTATTAAAGGACGTTGACGCAAGACAGATGATGTACAGGAACTTCGCAGGTAATGAAGGAAGATTCAATCCTGCAGGCAGAAGAAGCTTTACTCTTAGGTTTAATCCCGATCCTAAAGTGGACGGTCCGTTAGTTGAGCAGCTTAAGGCTGATGGATGGAATATCCGTGATAAGGAAACACGTGATGGCGATCCCATGTGCCAGCTGCAGGTCTTTGTGGACTTCTCTAAAGCCAAGTTCATGCCCAACATCAAGATGTATCGTAACAGCGATATGAGAGGTGTGAGGATTACAGAGTCAAACGCCGATCTGCTTGATTCGTCAGAGATTGTTTCGTTTGACGTTAGCATTAGACCCTATCAGTGGGAGACAGCTCCTGGCACATCCGGTGTTAAGGCTTATGTTAAGTCTATGAATGTCGTAATTGAGTATGACGAGATCGCTGATCGGTACGAACATGGTGTTGCGGAAGACGATGAAGAACTTCCGTTCCTGTAATGGGAATTGAGCTGGATGCTCATCAGATAGAAGCTGTTAACAAACTTGGTAATGGTAAGATACTTTGTGGCGTAGTAGGTTCAGGTAAGAGTCGTTGTGCTCTTGCCTACTACTTCTGCCGTGAGTGTCAGGGCAAGGTACGGCTTAATGGTAAGGGTCGTTATGTGAAACCTAAGAAGCCTAAGCCATTATATATTATCACTACAGCAAGGAAGAGGGATACATTCGAGTGGGAAAAGGAATGTCTCCCTTTTCTTCTTAGTGACGAAGTTACCGTAGACTCATGGAATAACATCAAGAAGTATGTAGATGTTAGAGATGCGTTCTTTATATTTGATGAGCAAAGAGTTGTTGGTTATGGAGCATGGTCTAAGTCTTTTATAAAGATAGCTAGGAACAATCGCTGGATTCTTCTTAGTGGAACACCCGGTGATACTTGGATGGACTATATGTCTGTCTTCATAGCTAACGGATTCTTTAAACACAAGACTGATTTCGTTAATCAACATGTGGTCTTTAAGAAGTTCTCACGTTACCCAAACCAAATCGACTATTATATTTTTGAGGATCGGTTAGAGAAGTTAAGAGACCAGATACTGGTGGATATTGAATACACCAAGCCTGCCACCTCACACGAACAGGTTGTCCAAGTAAGTTATGATAGGACACTCTATAAAACGGTTCGTAGCAGACGGTGGAATATCTATAAGGACGAGCCGGTTCAGAACATTTCAGAACTCTGCTACTTGCTTAGAAGAATTATCAACACTGACGAGAGTAGAGAGAAAGCAGTTATAGAAATTGTTCGTGAGAAGAAGAAAGTAATTATATTTTACAATTTCAATTGCGAATTGGACATGCTTAAAGGGATTAAGTATGGGAATGGCTTTTCTGTTGCAGAATGGAATAGTTATAAGCATGAGCCTATTCCTAAGACAGACAAGTGGGTGTACTTGGTTCAGTACGCTGCCGGTGCTGAAGGATGGAATTGTATAGAAACAGACACTATTATATTTTTCTCACAGAACTACTCATACAAAATTATGCAACAAGCTGCTGGTCGTATAGACCGACGCAACACACCCTTTAAAGACTTGTATTTTTATCACTTGAAATCAAGAGCTCCGATTGACAAGGCTATCTCTGTAGCCCTTAAAGAGAAGCGTAATTTTAACGAGTCTCGTTTCATCGGAAAGTAGCCTTTCGCAAAAAAAACAGACGGTATAATAGAAGAGAAGGGAAGAAATATGCCATTTTTGATATTATTTTGGCATTTTCTTATATTTTTTCGATGAAAGAGTCAAGATTTCAAATGAAACTTATAGAAGATCTGAACGCTCTATTTCCCGGTTGTATGGTAATGAAACTAGATGCTGGGTACCGTCAGGGCATACCAGATCTTCTTATTTTGTTTAAAGACAAATGGGCTGTGTTGGAGTGTAAGGCTAGTGCGACAGCACATCACCAACCTAATCAAGACTATTATATTTCTAGGATGGATGATATGTCCTTCGCTAGATTTATCTATCCTGAGAACAAGAAGGAGGTCTTAGATGAACTTCAACGAGCATTTCAAACTTAAAGGTTCTCATTCTTTTTTGGGTGCCTCTAAGTATCATTGGATACGATACGACGAGGATAAGTTCAGGAAAGCATGGAGTAACCATGAAGCAGCCTTACGAGGCACTGCTGATCACGAGTTTGCAGCCTTGTGTATTGCACGTGGTCAGAAGTTACCTCGTAGTAAACAAACCCTTAACATGTACGTTAACGACGCAATAGGCTTTGGGCTTAAGCCCGAGGTCACGTTGCGGTATTCTGATAACGCCTTCGCGACAGCTGATGCTATTGATTTCAAAGAGCGTAAGAAGTTGTTGCAAATCTTTGATTTGAAGACTGGTGTCGTTCCGGCACATATGGAGCAGCTGCTTGTGTACGCTGCTTATTTTTGTTTGGAATACAAGATGCGTCCTTCTGAATTCAAAACAGAACTTCGTATCTATCAGAACAGTGACGTCGTAATTTATGAACCCGAAGTAGATGAGATTGTCCCCATAATGGACAAGATCATTCACTTTAACAAGATCATCGAAGAGAGGAAATACCAATGAGTATTATTATATTCTCAGATGAGTTGATGCATTATGGTACTCCTCATTCGGGAGCAACCCCACACTCAGGACGCTATCCTTGGGGATCTGGTAAGAATCCACAAAGACATAAAAGTATTCTTCAGAGAGCTGGCGAACTTAAAGAAGCTGGATTTACAGCTAGTGAGGTAAGAGCAGTTATGGGTACCACGGATAGCGAAATAGCTGCGGCTAAAGCTAGAGAGAACAAATGGGGTGATGCTGATGCTCTTCACGAACAGAACAAGGCAACGCTTGCTAAGATTAAGAAGCTTGAAGAAGAAGGTAAGACATCGACACAGATTAAAGAAGAAACCGGGTTATCCAGTGGTGATGTTAGAGCTTTAAAGTCTGTCGTAAAGAAGCGTCAGCTTCAACTCGATGTTACAGAGGCTAGAAGACTTCGAGATGAGGAACACCTTGGGCCCACTGAAATTGCTCGACGTATGAACACTGGTGAGTCTACGATTCGTAACTATCTTAAAGACTCGTATAAAGAGAAAGTGGATCGTCAAGATGACATCATCAATGTTTTAAAGGCCGAGGTCGATAAAAAGAAATACATTGACGTTGGTAAAGGTGTTGAACTTCAGCTCAATATTACAAGGGATAAACTTGACAAAACTGTAAAAGAACTTAAACAGCAAGGGTATACTATACACCATTTATCCGTTCCACAAGCTACTAATCCTGTACACAAAACATCGATCCAGGTATTAACCAAAGATGATGTACCGTGGAAAGAAGTTAATGCTAATCGTGAAAAAGTAGCAACCATATTGGATGTGTATTCGGATGGTGGTGAGATTAAGAAGAAAGCCCCACCCGTCAGTATTGACTCATCACGTATCATGATTCGATACAACGAAGATGGTGGTGTAGATAAGGACGGTGTGTTGGAGCTTAGGCCAAGCGCTAAAGACTTATCGATGGGTGGAAACCGGTATTCTCAAGTCCGAGTCGCAGTTGATGACACCCACTATCTTAAAGGCATGGCGATGTATGCTGATGAGAAGGACTTCCCACCAGGTATCGATATTATATTTAACACTAATAAGCATAGGGGCACACCTATGATCGGAGAAGATGCTGATCATGAAGTTCTTAAGCGATTGAAGACTGATAAAGTCACCGGTGATGTTGATGTCGATAATCCTTTCGGTGCTATTGTAAAACAAAAGACGTATGTTGGAGACGATGGAAAGGAACATCAGTCCCCCATCAACATCGTTAACGAAGATGAAGACTGGGAGAAGTGGTCAAAGAATCTTTCTGCACAGTTCTTATCTAAACAATATTTAGCTACTGCTAAGAAACAATTAGACCTCACATATAGAGATAAAGTGAAAGAGTTTGAAGAGATTCAGGCTCTTACCAATCCCGTTCTCAAAGAAAAACTGATGCGGTCTTTTGCTGATGATTGCGATTCAGCAGCAGTTCATCTCAAGGCTAAGGCGTTTGATCGGCAAGCGAGTCATGTTATTCTTCCTATGCCTTGGAATAAACCTAATGAGATCTATGCACCGAATTATGAACAGGGTGAGGAATTGGCTCTTGTACGATATCCACACGGTGGAACGTTCGAGATTGCTATCGTTACTGTTAACAATAACAATCCTAAAGCTAGAAGATTAATAGGTAACGCCGCACACGCTGTGGGTATTAATCCAGAAGTAGCACAACAGTTATCTGGTGCAGACTTTGATGGTGATACTGTAGTTTGTATTCCTACTAGAGGTAATAAGATTAAGGCAACGAAAGCTATTAAGGAGTTAATAGACTTCGAGCCTAAAGAAAAGTATCCTGCTTACGAAGGTATGCCTCGTGTCGGTCCTGATACTGGATTCCATAAACAGGCTGAGATGGGTCGAGTTACAAATCTTATCACGGATATGACCATTAAGCACGCCACTACTGAAGAAATTATTAAAGCTACTAAACATTCCATGGTAGTAATAGACGCTGAAAAGCATAATCTCGATTGGAGGCGTAGCTATGAAGAGAATCAGATAGAGGCGTTGAAGCGTAAATATCAGAACACCGCTTCTAACGGACGTCCGGGTGGATCATCGACTATCATCTCTCGTGCAAAGTCCCCCTACATGGCTCCTGAAATAGACACCAACCGGCCCTATAAGATCAATCCTGAAACCGGGGAGAAGGAGTTCCAGTTTACAAACAAGACCCATAACAAAAGAAATAAAGACGGGACCTATAGCGACAAAGAGATACCCAACACCTATAAATCCACCAAGATGTACTGGGCTAAGGACGCCTATGAACTAACGTCTGATGGGAAGGGTGGTACTAAGATGGAACAAGCCTATGCTGACTATGCTAATAGTCTTAAAGCATTAGGTGATAGGGCCAGACTGGAGTCGGTCCATATAGAGAGTATCCCCTATTCAAAAGAAGCCCGTCGTGTTTACAAAGCTGAAGTAGAATCGTTACAGGCTAAACTTAATGCTGCTATAGCCCACTCTCCTAAAGAACGTAAGGCTCAACTTGTAGCGTCTAAAGTGATTGCTGCTAAAAAAGAGGCCAATCCAGACATGACTAAAGAAGAGGAGAAGAAGATGCGGTCTATAGCTATAGCAGACGCACGTTCTCATCTTATAGGTACACAGAGTAAGCCTCGTATTACAGAGATTACAGATCGTGAATGGGAAGCAATTCAGTCTGGTGCTGTTACTAAGTCCATGCTTAGAGAGATTATTGATAACTCTGATCAAGACATGATTAGACAAAGAGCAACACCAAGAACTAATAGTAAGACATTAACACCTGCACAGAGGGCTAGTATACACGCCATACTTACTAACCCCAACAACAAAGTAACACAAGCTGAATTAGCTAAACGTTACAATGTTTCAGTATCTACGATCAATAAGATTGCTCGTGAATAAAGAAAGGAATGAAAGTAATGATTGCAATGTTATCAACTTCTGATAATCCTTTCAATCCTTTTACAAACTTTGAAGAATGGTACGAGTATGATGAGCGAAATAATTACCATTCCACTTCGTATTTAGGTCGAATTGCAAGACTTTCTCCGAATTTAACAAATAAAGAATACGAAGATGAAGTTGAAAGAGCGATTGATGAGATTATTAAGTACAATTTAACAGGAAATTACATTAAGGTGACACAGCCTTGATAGGGGGGAGGGGGTACCCCGAATCCCGCCCCCTCCCTGCATCGCGGCGTCCTTATATTTTTCTCCGGGGGTTAAAACCCCAATTATATTTTCAGAAACATTCCACCAGGGCATGGGGACTAACTAGTTAATTGCTATACATTGTTCGTTCGTTATAGGTTTTTCTTTGAGCTCTTTTCTAAAAATCGGTGTCGAAATTTGTGTCAAATGTCCTCCAAAAAGTGATTACAAAGTTCTCGTGCCTTGTTGGAATGTTTCTGACTTATATTCTATACCACACTAAACTAATCAAAAGGAGGTGACATGTGTGGGTAAACGTGCTGAGCGTCCTGCTATGTCGCCGGAAGCAAAAGAGCAACAAATGATTGGACTCGCTATTGACTGCTGTGAGCAGCGTATGCGTGATGGAACAGCTTCTTCTGCAGAGATTTGCCACTATCTCAAGCTTGGAACAACTAAAGCCAGACTTGAATTGGAAATCTTAGAGCACGAGAAACAGTTAGTCATCGCAAAGACCGAGTCCATTCGTAAAGCAGAAGAATCTTCCGCACTATACGCCGAGGTAATTAAGGCTATGAAGATCTACAAAGGCGAAGAGGACGAAGAGGAGGACTATGATGAGGACATATACTGAACTTATCACCCTTCCGACCTTTGAAGAACGCTTTAACTACCTGAAACTTGACAACAAGGTCGCCGAACAGACCTTTGGAGCAGAAAGATATTTGAACCAGAAGTTCTATCGGTCTCCCGAATGGCGAAGACTCCGCGACCAGATAATAGTAAGAGATCTGGGCTGTGATATGGGTTTGCCCGGTTACGAAATCCATGGAAAGATCATCATCCACCATATGAATCCTATAACGATGGAAGACATCTACCATGCTTCGAACGCTCTGATGAATCCTGAGTTCTTAGTTTGTGTAAAACACGCTACCCACAACGCCATCCACTATGGTGACGATACGATTCTCAGAACAAACGTCGTAACAGAACGCAAACCCAACGATACCTGCCCTTGGAGGAAGTCATGAGAACACAATACCAAGACTTTCTAGTCCATCATGGACGTCTAGGACAAAAATGGGGTGTGAAAAACGGTCCTCCCTATCCGCTCCAACTAAAGGGTAAGTCCTACGGTTCAGTAATGAAGAAAAAGCTTACCCGGAAACAGACAAAAGAGTTAAAGAAAGAGTTTTCACGACAATCTGAGAAGGATAAAGAAGAAACTAAGAATGAAAAACGAGAGCTTCATTCGGCTGGTATACACAAAGGCATCTTTAATGACTACCTCGAAAAAGACAAATCCCTTTATCGCTATAGTAGTACGGATAAGGAGTCTTTGGACAATCGGCGTAAATACGTCAGTGTTACAGAAACGGACAGAAGAGTCTATAAGAACGACGCTGAAGCGAATGCCCTGTCTAACAAGGGAAAAGACGTATATTTGTACGAATACACTTCCAAGGAACGAATTAAGATTGCCAGAGCTGAGAAGTTTATCAAGGATGCGATCCGAGAATATGGCGACGACGATGTAAAAGAAGCTTGGAAACAGACGAAAATAGCTAATGTCCGCAAACATTATCACAAGCTTAATAGCGAGTTAAAAGATCCGTCAAACAATAAAAGATGGATGTTTGATCATGCTGCGGATAATCAGGAAAAGGTATCTAAGTTTCTTCATGATGTCTTATACGACCCCGAAAAGTCTAAGAAGTTCTACGATAAGTATTACAAGAAAGGTTATCGTGCGATTGTCGATCCTGAAGACTATTCTTCTGGATATTACTATCCACTGATAGTTCTAAATCCAAAAGAAAGCATGGTAACCAAGAAAGTTAAAAGGGTGAGATAAGATGAACGACTCAATTCTAACTTCTATAAAGAAACTCCTAGGAATCCCAGCTGATTACACTCACTTCGACGAAGACATCCTAACCCAGATCAACATGGCTTTCTCTACGCTTAAGCAATTAGGCGTTGGACCAGAGGATGGCTTTACTGTCGAAGACAAAAACGACTTCTGGGACGACTATATGGACGAAGGTCCAACTCTCAACATGGTGAAAACCTATATTCAGCTCAAAGTTCGTCAGACATTCGACCCGCCAACCATTTCAGCAGTCTTAACCTCTCTTGAGAGCCAGATAGCTGAGCTTGAGTGGAGGCTCTTAGTCGAATGTGATCCTGATTCCACGAATGAGGGCGAAGAGGAATAGCAAAATGAAAGCGTTTACTAAATACCAAGACTTCTTAGTCCATCATGGACGTCCTGGACAGCGATGGGGTGTGAAGAATGGTCCTCCCTATCCTCTCGGTGCTTCTAACCAGAAGTATAAGAAGATGATGAAAGATCGGAAAGGGACAGTTCACGAGCCGTTTTCCGAAGCTGACATTTCCAAGGCTGAATGGAATAAGTTCAAGAAAATGCTTGCTGAAGAAGAGTCTCGTGAAAACATTAGCCTAATGGAGGCGGATGCCAGGGCAAAATTAGAGAAGAAAAATACGAAAAAGGCGTTGACTGCGTCGGCAGTACTAACTCCTATTTTTCCTCTTTTGTTGATAACCGACATATCAAACGCAAAGCTGCTTGCCGACAATCGTTCCGCTGAAAAACTTGAAAAAGCCCTTCTTAAGCAAATCGAATCTAACACCCGTGTTGACCCGAAAACTGGTTTTAGGCTAAAACAAAAAGAGATGACCATACCACAGGATGTTGCTATGATCAACCCCGGTTTTAAGACCTTTAACGATTCGTATAAGCATAACTGTACTTTCTGTACTACTGCTTATGATATGCGTCGTAGAGGTTATGACGTTATGGCCAACAAGACTCCGAATGATCAGATGACAGGACAATTCTTCCAGTGGTATCCTAAATCTAAGATGGTATCCATTACTAGATCGTCCAATTCTAACGGTGATTATCTGAAAGAAATCCAAGATGAAATCACCAAACAGGGTAATGGTGCCAGAGGTAACTTTTCTGTTCAGTGGAAGGGTGGAGCTGGCGGACATTCGATGGCTTATGAGGTTGTTGGAGATAAGTTCGTGGTTATCGACGCTCAGTCTAATAAGATCTACAAGGATAAGGACCTATCGAGGATCATCGAACACACCGACTATGCGACCTATATCAGATTAGATAACGTAGACATCAATCCAAAAATGATAAAGAAGGCGGTGAGACCATGACACCAAAAGAAGCAGTAGCATCTGTGAAAAAAGTTCATCCGAACCATGTGCCGACACAGGTGCTCGATTACGATAATGATTATTACATTGTCGAGGCTTTACCGAAAGGCGTTGACAAGAGTTCTGACGACCCTTACTATGCTGTAGAAAAGAAAACCGGTAAAGTCTACTTCTATCATCCAGGTGGCGATTTCATCAAATTCTTTGATGCATTAGATAATAGAGCCATCAAAATAGGAGATGTAAAATGAGAACACAATACCAAGACTTTCTAGTCCATCATGGACGTCTAGGACAAAAATGGGGTGTGAAAAACGGTCCTCCCTATCCGCTCCAGCTTAAAGGCAGATCTTACGGCTCTATCATGAAGAAAAAGAAGAAGCTTCCTGAGGCGGAGGTTGCTACAAAGAAGGAAGGATCGTCAGATAGGGCGAGTCAGAATCAGAGTCGGGCAGCTTCAGATGTTTATAAAAAATGGGATAACGACACATTACTGTCTACTCGCAAAGAAGTAAAAGATGTCCATGACGAATTAAACAAGATCCCAAAGAAACATCGTACAGAAGCTCAGCAACGTCAGTATGAAGATACCAAACAGAAACTTAGTTTGTTAGATAAAGAACTCAATAGGCGTTCTTCCAAAGACTTCGATGCAAGTGCTTCTAATAATCCGTCTCTTAGAGCCAATCTCGACACGATCGAGCAGATGATTCGACAGCATATGATCAATGAAACTAATCGTTCAATAGACCTTAACAATCAGACGGTTAATAATGTTGTTACACAGCAAATGATGTTTGGTAAAGGCCAAAAACAAGGCTCCATCGCAGACAGGGCAAAATCTTTTCTTAAGAACTACAACTCCCCAGAAGCCAAAGCTGCTCGTGAAGCCCGTCGTCATGAGGAAAATCTTAAGATGATGGAGAATATGAGAGCTCATGATGAGCGTGCTGCTCAGAAACAGAAAACGAAAGACTTAAAGGCTGAGCGTGAAGAACATCAGAGAAGACTTAAGGAGATCGAAGCCGAGCTTAAGAAGGACAAAGAAGAACGTAGTCACGAGAAAGCCATGAAGATGCTTGAGAAGTATCAGAAGAAAAATGGTAGTGATGTCGAGGATACCTCGGGCTCTGAAGAGCGTGGCTCTATCACCGATAGAGAGGGTAGTTCAAGGGATTGGTCTAAAACTGAAAAAGCTATCGAAAAACAATCTAGCAAAAGTCTTAGGAATAGTTTTCAGGAGGCCCAATTCTGGAAAGAAGATCTTAGAGATAGACTCACAGAAACCAAGGACCCCAAAGAGAGAGCCGAGATTCAGAAGAGTATTAACGAAATAGACAAACGGCGTCAGTTAATACAAAAAGAGTTAGACAGTCGTAGGAAGAACGGCGATGCTGATACGCTCACTCAAACGCAAGGCTCTCTTAGGGAAAAAGCTAAGCAGGCTATCGAGAAGTACAATTCTCCAGAAGAGAAAACCAAGCGTGCAGCGGCTAGAGCCGAACGTGAGAGAGTTAGAGCAGAGAAAGCTGTGGAGAAAGCGATAAAAAGGTCTGAACGTAGTGAGGCCAGAGCTGAGCGTAAGCGTGAACGGGCGGAAGCTAAAGCCGAAGCCGCCAGGGAAGCTGCAGCGGCTGAAAGAAAGAAGTTTCTTGATAATGCCACTCCTGAACAGATTCTTAAACGTCATGATGAGTTCACTACAAAAGAAGTAGACGATGCCATTGTGCGTATCAGGCAGCGGCAGACATTGCAGTCTCTTAGCGAAACTGAGAAATCTCAGACCGAACGCTTTATTAAGAATACTTTTAATAAAGTCAACACTGTTGAAAAGTTTGTATCGACTTCTATCAAGCTTTACGATGACTATGAGGACTTCATGAATATTCTCAACAAGAGACCTCGTCGTAAAGATCAGAAGAAAAATGACGATAAAAAGAAAGAATAAGGAGTGACTCTATATGGCATTATCTAACACTGCCACTCCTTACTACTATGGTCAATTTCGTGATGCGGTAATGAGAGGTGAGATACCTGTCTGTGAGACTATTGTTATGCAGATGAATCTCATCGACAAGTTAATAGAAGATGCTAGATACTACTATGACGATCGGGCTGTCGAAGGTTGGATTAAGTTCTGTGAAGCCGAGCTTACTCTGACTGATGGTTCCGATCTTTTCTTATTACCGACATTCAAACTCTGGGCTGAGGACGTCTATGGTTGGTACCACTTTATAGAAGAAGACGTCTGGAACAGAGCACAACGACGCTTTATCAAGAAACAGGTAAAGCATCGTCTAAGAAACAAGCAATACTTGATAGTTGCCAGAGGAGCGGCTAAGACTGTATATGGTGAATGTCATCAGGCTTATGGTCTGACGGTAGACACTACTACAACTCATCAGATTACCACGGCTCCAACCATGAAACAAGCAGAAGAAATACTATCTCCTTTCAGAACTGCTATAACCAGGGCTCGTGGGCCGCTCTTCCGGTTTCTTACAGAAGGATCTCTCCAGAACACCACTGGCAACAAAGCACTTAGACAAAAACTTGCATCCACAAAGAAGGGCGTTGAGAACTTCTTAACGAATTCTCTCCTTGAAGTACGACCTATGTCTATCAACAAGCTTCAGGGGTTACAGAACAAGTATTCCACTGTCGATGAGTGGTTGTCTGGTGACATCAGAGAGGACGTTATAGGTGCCCTAGAGCAGGGCGCATCTAAGGTGGATGACTGGCTCATCATTGCTATGAGTTCAGAGGGAACAGTCCGTAATGGAGCTGGCGATACCATCAAAATGGAGCTTATGGACATCCTTAAAGGTAAGTATGAAGCTCCTAACGTGTCTATCTGGTGGTACAAACTCGACAACCTTGAAGAAGTAAACATGCCTGAGATGTGGTTGAAAGCCAATCCTAATCTTGGTGCGACCGTATCTTACGAGACTTACGAGATTGAGAAGCAGAGAGCTGAGAACGCACCTGCCGCTCGTAATGACATCCTTGCTAAAAGATTCGGTATCCCTATGGAGGGGTATACTTACTTCTTTACTTACGAGGAAACCTTCTGTCACGAGAAGAGGGACTACTGGCAGATGGAATGTGCTATGGGTGCTGACCTTTCTCAGGGTGATGACTTCTGTGCATTCACTTTCCTATTCCCTCTTGGCGATGGTTCCTTCGGCATTAAGACCAGGTCCTACATCACTTCTTTAACTCTTCACAAACTTCCAGCTGCTATGAGAATTAAGTACGACGAGTTCATGAAAGAAGGTTCTCTCATTGTTCTTGAGGGTACGGTTCTTAACATGATGGAAGTCTATGAAGACTTGGATGAGTTTATTACAGCTAACGAGTATGATGTCAACTGCTTCGGTTACGACCCGTACAACGCAAAAGCTTTTGTGGAGAGATGGGAACTGGAGCATGGACCTTTTGGTACTGTGAAAGTCATTCAAGGTGCCAGAACAGAATCAGTCCCCCTTGGCGAACTTAAGAAACTCGCCGAAGAGAGACTACTCTTGTTTGATGAGGAACTTATGTCCTTTACGATGGGGAACTGTATCACCCTTGAAGATACTAATGGTAACCGGAAACTGCTTAAAAAGCGCTATGAGCATAAGATTGATAATGTCGCAGCTCTAATGGATGCTTTCATAGCTTATAAGGAAAATCTGGATATGTTTGATTAGTCTTCTCTTTCAATCCAATTACCAATGACACGCTTACCATCTAGGTAGGTCCATTCGCCATCCTCTTCGTCCTCGTTGTAAAAGGTGGCTTCGGCTTCTTCATAGGTGTCATAAACTTGGGTGCTACGATATTCAGACTCATCTTCTGTTACAGAATAAACCCTATATCCCATAGTACTTCTACCTCCGTTTAAGTGCTATTTATTGCTACTAATAACAGTATACCAGAAAGTGAGGATTAAGCAATGCCTAGTTTTGGATCCAGGCTACAACATGCTTGGAATGCTTTCTTCAACAAAGACCCCACACCGCAAGCCCGGGTTGAGTATGGCTACTCGTCATATCACAGACCCGACAGATATCAGATGTCACCAAGTAACAAGCGGTCTATCGTGTCAGCGATTTACAATCGTATAGCCGTAGACGCTTCCATGGTGGCAATCGAACATGTAGATACAGATCCGGATCAAAATCATCGCTTTGTAGGAGTACGTAAGTCTGCTCTTAACGACTTGCTTACTGTCAGAGCAAATATCGACCAGACTGGCAAGGACTTTATTAGAGACATTATTATCTCTATGTTTGACGAAGGCTGTATTGCTTTGGTTATCACTCAGGCTACAGATGACCCACGACTTACTAACATCTACGACATTGGTTCTGCCAGAGTTGCAAAGATTGTCCAGTGGTATCCGGAACATGTAAAAGTACAAGTATACAACGAAAGAACCGGCCATCGAGAAGAACGTATCTATCCCAAGGAATGTACCGCCATTATCGAGAACCCGTTCTTTCTAATCATGAACGAGCCTAACTCAGTTCTCCAGCAGCTTATCAGGAAGATGAACTTGCTGGATTATGTGGAGTCAAGGGCTAATTATGGGAAGTTGGATTTGATTATTCAGCTTCCTTATTTAGTTAAGACGCCTAAGAAACAGGCTCAGGCTGAACGACGTCGTAAAGACATCGAACAACAGTTATCCAGTTCCGATTACGGAATTGCATATACAGATGGTACGGAGAGAATCACTCAGCTTAACCGTCCTGTCGAAAACAAGATTTGGGAAGAAGTGAAAGACTTAACGAGCATGTTATACAACCAGTTAGGAATGCACCAATCCATCTTTGACGGCACGGCGAACGAGCAGACGATGATTAACTACTATAACCGAACCATCGACCCCGTGTTAGCCGCTATTGCTGATGCTATCAACATGAAGTGGCTGACCAAAACTGCACGTACGCAAGGGCAGACCATCCGGTATTACAGGAGTCCCTTTAGGCTTACACCTGCTAAGGAGATTGCTAACATCGGAGGAGCTCTCATACAAAGCGAGGTCGTATCGTCCAACGAAGTGCGTGCTGAGCTTGGTTACGTACCGTCTGATGATCCTAGAGCTGATCAGCTTCTTAACAAGAACATCAACACGGTTGACCAATCTACGCAGGCGGCAGAGAATCCTCCGTCTGTGGAGGACTCTGTAAAAGTAAAAGGAGGAACAGATCAAAATGGCGAAACCTGAATTACAGTGTGATTTCTCCGGCTGGGTTACGAAAAACGACGTTAAATGTGCAGACGGACGAGTCATCAAACATGGAGCCTTCGCTGACAATGAGGGTGAAACTGTCCCGTTAATGTGGGGACACAATCACTCCGACCCTTCTAATGTTCTGGGAAAGATGCTTCTTAGAAACTTAGATGAGGGGACATACGGCTATGGCTTCCTTAATCATAGTGCCAAAGCTGATGAGGCAAGAGAGCTTCTTAAGCATGGCGATATTACCAGAATGTCTATATGGGCAGGGGAACTTGTTCATCAGGACTGTAACGTTGTTCATGGCCGAATTAAAGAAGTAAGCCTTGTCGTTGGTGCCGCTAATCCCGGAGCCAGGATTGAAAATGTCTATCTGGCTCACAGCGATGGTGAAGGTGAAGTATTAGACGATGAAGCTGTAATCTTCTTTGATGATGGCATTGATTTCTTCCACTCTGACGAACCTGAAGAAGGTAAAAAAGAGGAAAAGAAGGAAGAGAAGGAAGAAGGGAAAGAAGAAGGCGAAATGGATCCGGAAAAGATCTATAAAACTTTAAACGACGATCAGAAGAGATTGTTCACTTTTGTAGTAAATGAAGCCCTCGAATCCGGCAAAGCCGACGAGGAAGAAAAAGAAGTTAAACATTCGGAAGGAGAAACTGAAATGAAATACAATACTTTTGATACTGGTGCAGAGCAGGCTAGAGGTAACTTCATCTCTCACGCTGACCAGGAAATGATTATGGAAATGGCTAAGGACCGTGGTGTAGGTTCTTTCCAGAACGCATTTAAGATTTATGCCGAGCAGAACGAACTGATGCATTCCGACGCAGCTGACGCTGTAGGTGGTTTTACTACATCACCAACAGAGAACCATTTCGGACTTGAAGCTGTATTCCCGGAATACAAGGAAGTATCCGGCAGCAAGACCCCGGAGTTAATCACTTCTGATCAGGGCTGGATCACAACAGTCATGAACAAGGTTCATAAGAGCCCCATCTCCAGAATCAGAACCAGCCATCTCGACATTCGTGGACTGGACGAGCTTCGTGCAAAGGGTTATCAGAAGGGCCGGAAGAAATCCCTGTCTGGCAACTTCGAGTTTGCTCGTAGAACAACCGATCCTCAGACTATCTATGTTCGTAACTCCCTGCACAGGGATGATATCATCGATATCACAGACTTTGACTATGTAAACTACCTCTTTAACATCGACAAGATGATGCTGAACGAAGAGCTGGCTACAGCTATCATGATTGGTGATGGCCGTGCTCAATCGTCCGATGACAAGATCTTCGAGACACATATCAGATCTATCTGGCATGATGACGACCTGTACACCATACATGTAGATCTTGATACTACAGATCCCGAGATTCAGGGCAGCGAGACTGAAGGATACTTCGGTGAGAACTACATCATGGCTGAATCCATGATCCAGACCGTTCTCTATGCACGTGAGAACTTCAAAGGCACAGGTACTCCTGATATGTTCATTACTCCTCATATGCTCAACGTAATGCTTCTGTCCAGAGACCGCAACGGCCGTAGAATCTTCTCCAGCAAGAACGAACTGGCTGCAGCTCTTAACGTTGGTGCTATCCATACAGCCGAACAGTTTGCTGACAAGACTCGTACCGCTACTATCAACGGAACCGAGAAGACCAAGAAGCTCATCGCTATCATCTGCAACCTGGCTGACTACTCTCTGGGTCATACAAAGGGTGGCGAAGTAACACACTTTACACAGTTTGATATCGACTTCAACCAGCAGAAGAGCCTGCTTGAGACCAGATGCTCCGGTGCTCTTACAAAGCTGTGGTCTGCTATCGCTATCGAGGAGGATGTAACTGCCTAACTAACAAAGGAGGTACAAGATGAGCATTAGGAAAGCTTTAGAAATCCTTGTAACAACTCTTGGCGGAGAGCCAACTTCCAAATCCATCAGAGGGCTTGTGGGCGATGTGTCCGCAGCTCTCGACGGTGAATCTAACGGTAGAACAGTTGCCGAACAGATCATCAATGTAGCTATCGCAAAAGGGTACAAACCTCCTGCAGAGTCTGACGAAGACCCGGAAGAAGATCCCGAAGGCTAACATCAAAATGAAAGGAAATTCTCATGGCTAAGTTTTATGGCAAGGTGGGCTATGTTCTAACAGAAGAGACTGCTCCCGACGTGTGGATGCCTGTGGAAGTAGAACGTGACTATTACGGCGACAGTTTAAACCTCACAAGCCTGAGGAGAGGAGTTGAGGTGAATGATAACATTGAGCTGTCCTGTGAGATACAGATTCTTGCTGATCCTTACGCCTTTGAGCATTACGCCTACATTAAATACGTTGTGATTGACGGCTTTAGGTGGTCGGTCAAAAGCGTAAAACCTCGTTATCCGAGATTGGTACTGTCGATTGGAGGTGTCTACAATGAACAATCAGATTGAAAGTAGACGCCTTCAATTATCGGAAATACTCCACGAAATCATAGGAAATGAAAATGTGTATTTCCAGCCTCCAGAAAGCCTTAAGATGTCTTATCCATGTATAAGGTATCAAAGGTCTTCTGGAGATTCGATACCGGCGGATAATCTTAAATACGTTAGACGGCTTGGTTACGAAATCATGGTCATCAGTAGAAATCCATCAGAACCGGCCGTCGAACTTATCCCCGAAATGTTTCAATACTGTAACGAAGGAAGACATTATACGGCAGATGGACTGAATCACGATGTCTTCTACATTTATTGGTAAAGGAGAAATACTATGAGATTAGAATGGGATAAAGTCACCGAACGACTTTACGAAACAGGTGTCAGCAATGGCGTTTACTATAAGTATACTTCCGCTGGTGCATATGATAATGGTGAAGCATGGAATGGTCTTACCGGCGTAACTGAAAGACCTTCTGGCGCTGAATCCAACCCTATTTACGCTGATAATACCAAATACCTCGATTTAAGATCTGCAGAGGACTTCAACGCTACTATCGAGGCATACACTTATCCTGACGGCTTTTCTGCCTCTGACGGTAAGAGTGCGCTCATGGATGGTGTCAACATTGGACAGCAGAAGAGAGCTCCGTTTGGATTCTCTTATCAGACCATTATCGGTAATGATACTGAGTACAATGATTACGGTTATACAATCCATCTTATCTATGGTGCTACAGCATCACCTTCTGAGAAGACTCGTACTACTGTAAACGATTCGCCTGAAGCAACAGCAATGAGCTGGGAAGTCTCTACTGTTCCTGTACCGGTTGAGGGTTTTAAGCCAACTGCTCACTTGGAGATCGACTCTACTAAGTTCACTGATGCTCAGATGACCGCTATTAAGAACGTTCTCTATGGCACCGATGAAGATGACGCACGTATGCCTTTCCCGGCAGAAGTAGCATCTATCTTACAGGCAGCTGCTGGTGGGAATGATTCTACTCCGTAAACTAATATTTGATACTCGTATGGGGCTTCCGCATAACGTGGAAGTCCTATTTTTTTAAGAAAGGGGCAAATCATGTATATCAAAGAATTAACTTACAAAGATTATAACGGAAACGAAAGAACCGAAAAATTCATGTTCGACTTGTCTCAGGCCGAAGTGATGGAAATGGAAATGGACAATAACGGCTTTGAAGAGTATGTCAAGAAGATCGTTTCAGCGCAGGATGCTAAACGGCTTAAGGATCTCTTTAAGGAAATCCTTCTCATGAGCTATGGAGAGATGAGTCTTGACGGTAAGTACTTCTATAAGTCCGAGGAACTTAGAAATAAATTTAAATCTACCAGAGCTTATTCAGATCTCTTTGTGCTGCTGGCCACAAATACCGAAGCTGCGACAGAATTTGTCAACGGTGTGGTCTCTAATGCAGGAGAAATCGTACCTGTAAAATAAGCAAATTTTCTTTAGTTAGGAGGCAAGGGAATGCTTACTCTCACGGTTCCAGCGTCAACTTTGTATAAATCTTCCTCTCATGAATTTATAAATTTAAAAGAAACAACTATTCAACTTGAGCATTCCCTTGTCTCAATTTCAAAATGGGAGTCAAAATTTTGTACTCCCTTTATCGGCAGGCAGTTAACTCTCCCTGAGTTTCGTGAATACGTGAAATGTATGACCATGACTCAGAATGTGAATCCGTTGCTTTATCATAGTTTAACGAAAGAGAACGCTACTGACATCAAAGAGTATATGGATCGCCCTATGACTGCCTCCACTTTCCATGGGCGTCCTAGAAATACGTCTGGCGAGTTTGTTACCAGTGAAACACTATACTGTCTGATGTTCAATCTCAATATTCCTAAAGAATGCGAGAAGTGGCATCTTAACAGATTAATGGCTTTAATCAGGTATTGCCAGGCTAAGGCCGCCCCACCGGAAAAGATGAGCAAAGCAGAAACAGAAGCTTACTACGCTAAACTAAATGCAGAGCGTCGTAAAATGTGGGGTACTAAAGGATGAATGAATACGTTCACATAGAAGTAAAGTCTGATGATAAGGTTGAAAAACGCCTTAAAGAAATGGCTTTATACATGAAGAACTTAAAGTATATCCACTACATGACAGAAGCTGGAAACAAAGGGGTAGCCGCTTTACAAGCAGCAACTCCTAAACGAACCGGAGCCACAGCAGATGCTTGGACTTATGAAATCCGAATTGATGATGAAGGAGCTACCCTTTCCTTCCTTAATAACAATGTCGTAAAAGATTGGTTCAACGTTGCTTTAGCTCTGCAATACGGACATGGTACCGGTACAGGTGGCTATGTTCCGGGTATTGACTATATTAACCCCGCTCTTCATCCGATATTCGATGAACTTCAAGCCCATTTAGTAAAGGTAGGTGATATTACTTGGGGAACAATGTAGAAAACCTCGTTGTTGAGGCGCAGTTTAAAAACAAACAGTTTGAGTCTGGTGTTGCCCAGAGTTTATCAACTATCCAGAAACTAAAGCAATCTCTTAAGTTTGAACAGACCGGGCAGAGCTTATCGAAACTGGGAACACTTGTAGGGCGAAGTAAAGACTCTATCGGGAATCTCGGTAAGAATGTAGACCAGATCGCTTATAGATTTTCTAAGCTTGGTATGATTACCACCAGAATCTTCAACAAGATGATTTCGTCTGTTGAGAGTTTTGGTAGCAAAATGGTTAATGCCGTTTACGACCCATTAGTTCACGGTGGTATTCAAAGAGCTATGGACATCTCTCAGGCTCAGTTCATGGTCGAAGGTCTTGGGCAGTCTTGGGAGAAAGTTAGAGACGCTGTTGACGCTGCTGTTACCGGAACAGCTTATGGTTTCGATGAAGCAGCTAGAGCGGCTGCTCAGTTAGGTGCCTCGGGCGTTGAAGCTGGCGACACAATGACTCAACATCTATTAGCGGTTGCTGGTACAGCAGCTATGACTGGCGCGACCTTTACTGATATCGCGGATGTCTTCACCGCCGTAGCTGGACAGGGTAAGGTAATGGCTTACCAGCTTAATCAGCTTTCGTTCAGAGGTCTTAATGCCGCAGCGATTCTTGGCGAACAGCTTGGTAAGACTGAAGCTGAGATTCGGGAGATGGTCAGCAAGGGAGAAATCGATTTTAATACCTTCTCGAAAGCGATGTACGAGGCGTTTGGAGAACATGCCAAGGATGCTAACAAGACCTTTACAGGTTCGTTAGCTAATATGAAAGCCGCTATTAAGAGAATTGGGCAGGATGTCGCTCTACCTTCTCTTGATCATCTTAGAGACGTTTTTAATGCTATTAAACCTGCAGTTGATAAAGTACATGTTGCTTTAGGCAATTCAAAAGAAGGATTTCTTGGACAGATAGTTAGTGGCATAGGATTTGTATCAGGAAAACTTGCAAAGTTTATCAACGGCTTGGATTTCTCTTGGGTTACCAAAGTCGCTGATACCATTACTAACATCTTTTATGGGATGTACGGTATCGCTCTTAAAACCGGTCGTACCGTAAGAGAGATGTTTCCCGGGAGTTTCACTAAAACTCTTACTGGAATCTCAGACGCCGTTAACAAATGGTCTAAGGGATTCAAAGATCGTAACTATACGTCGTATATGAAGGAACTTAAGGAAGAGGCAGAAGCTGCTAAGAAGCCTTTATACGACATTAACAAACTTGCCAAAGAAGTAATCAATGGTGATTATGGAAATGGCGATAAACGTGTCAAAGAACTTCACGCAATAGACGTATCCTATGCGAAAGTTCAAAATAGAGTTAATGAATTATTAGGATGTGAGAAGCGACATAAGGAAACTCAGGAAGACCTTGCCGCTGAAGAGCGTCGTCGTAAGTCTGTCCAACAGAACTTAAATACACAGCTTACTAAACAGGTTAAGGCTACGAAAGAAGCGACGACTACATCTGATAAACTTGCGAATATTATCGGTGGTATGATTGCTGTTGTTAAGATGACAGCGGCTGCTACCTCAGCATTTTATAAAATACTACTTAAACCCGCTCTTAAGTCTTTCTTAAACTTTATCTTTAACGCCGCCAGTAAGATTGGTGCTAAACTAATCGAGCTTTACCACTACTCTAAAGATACTAATGCTTATACTAGGGCTTTTATAGCCCTACGAAACATTTTAGTAAAAGTTGGAAATGGTACTATGACGGTTGTACGGTATATGAAACGTCTAGGTTCCTATTTAGGTAGCCTTGGAAAACATGTACAGAAGCTTAAGCCTCTTGAGACTATCATGACTGGTGCTGGCAAAGCTTTTAATACTTTCATGACTTTCATAACCGGAATACCGGAAAAAGTTAGAGAACTTAGTGGTCTTTTAGGAAACTTGACTGGTGTACAGCACCTCATCACAACATTATCTCAGCTTAGAGACTTAATTGTTGGCTCTTTTGTTAACGGATTACAACTGTTAACGGGTGCTATGGGCAATGCGTCCGATGCAGCATCAAATCTCTTCACACAAGATAATGCTTTAAACTTTATCAACGTTGTGTCAGAAGGTTTAGCTACCCTTATCGACCTTCTTATTGACGGTACGGGTAAAGTGAGGGAATTCTTCTCAGCCGCATCAGACCATGTTGGAGATCCTTTTGGTGGTATCGGCGATATGGTTGATAGCCTTAAAGGGAAGATTAAACAGCTTGCTGGAGCGTCAGCGGATGCTTCTGGAGATGTTACTGGAATCTTTGATAGCTTCAAAGAAGGTCCTGCAACAGTATACCAGACAATTAAGAAAACCGTTGAATACGTTGTTAAAGGTTTGGCTGATGGCTTAGCAGGTATAAACTTAGATCGAGCTATCGGATGGGCTAAGGGGTTTGCATCGATTTATCTCTTACTCAAAATGGTTGATCTAATTAAGAGTTTGAAGGGTCCAATTGATTCTGTAAAAGCTATTCCTGATAAAATCTCAGGCGTATTGTCGGCTTTAGCAGGAACTATAACCAAATATCAGGATCAGATTAAGGCTGATTTAGTGTGGGCTCTGGCTAAGTCCATCCTTGCTATTAGTGCTTCTTTACTACTCTTATCTGGAGTAGAAACAGAGAAGTTATACGGTGTAGCTTTCTCTATGGCTATGGTTATCGGTGCCGTTGCGTTACTGGTTCGGGCTATCGGATTACTTCCACAGAAGGCACAAGTTAACCAGGCCGAGGAAGGTGTTAAAGAGGTGACAGCGACCCTTAGAAACACCATTAGTAGATTAGGCACAGCGTTAGGGGAAACCATTAAAGAGCTTGGCAAGAGTGCTGGATTAGCATCCGTTATCTTAGCGGTTGGTGTTAGCATATCGCTATTGGTAAAAACCTTTGTAATGCTCGCTAAAGCCAAGGTTACCTTTGGAGAGGCAGGACAGGCAGCTGTTATCATGCTTGTGGCAGCTATCGCATTAGGCAGTCTCACTGTAGCTTTAAGTAAATTTGCCGATGTTATGTCCATTGGTACAGCGGCTACTGTATACGCACTAGCTTCTGCTGTAGCGAAAATAGCTGGTGTTGTTGTAGAAATCGGTAATCTTGGCAAAGGTACCGATGTTAAGAAGGGTGTTATAGCAGTAGGCGTATTATTGCTTGCTCTTGGTGAAGCTACCAACCTTGCAGGTAAGAGCGGTAGAAGTTTTGGCGGGATTGTTTCTATGGCAATCACCCTCATGGTTCTAACCAAATCTATTAAAGCCCTGTTACCGGTTGTTGAAAAACTTGGTAACATGGACAATAACAAATTAATCCAGGCTAAGACAGCTATTACAGAGTTCTTAATTGAGCTTGCGTTGGCTGCGGCTGGTTTGGGTGTCGCTGTAGCATGGCTAAAAGATCTTGGAGATGGAGCTAAGAATCTTGTTGTTGTAGCAGGTGCTTTACTAATCATGGCTGCGGCTATGAGAGTATTCGCACCGGCATCTTACGCAGTTGGCCCAGCCTTAGCCGCTTTAGTTGTTTCACTAGCGGCTATAGCTGGCGTATCGTGGTTGTTTGGTCAATTTCCAGTACTTGGAACTGGTTTGGAAATCCTTGCAGTCGGAATGCTTCAAGTGGGCGGAGCTGCTCTTATGTTTGGCCTTGGTGCTGCAGCCTTTGGTATCGGAGTTGTAAAGATCGGAGAAGGTCTCACCAAGATTGGCCAAGGTATGAGAGACCTTGCTGACGGTTTTGTTGCTAGCCTTAAAACTGTTAGTGATCATAAAGAAGAAGTCAAACAGGGCATTTCTGATACTATTACCTCTATGGCCGACGGGGTGTCTGAGTCTAAGGAAGACCTTAAGCGAGGTGCGGCAGATGCTATACTAGCTTTCTGCGATGCCGTAATAGAGAACGCTCCGAAGATTTCTGAAACTGGTAAGACCATCTTTAAGGCATTGATCGTCGGTCTTGTAGAGACTGCCGACTTTGCTGTAACAGCTATCGTACATACTGTAACGTTAGTTATGGACAACGCTGCTGATTTATTAGTTGCTGAAGGTGGTCCGTTCTGGAGCGCTGCTCATAAGTTGGTCAATGCATTTGGCAACTTCTTACAACAAGGTTTTACCGAATTCTTTGGTGATACTCCGATATTTGAGTGGTTACTGAGACTTGCTGGTCTACAAGGTTCGTTATCTTTCCCGGGAATGGTTAACAGTGGCTTGAACTACGCTGATCAGAAAGGATTCGGTCCATCGTCACTCGGGCAGAAGAGAGACCCTAACGACACTGGCGGAGGCGGTTCAGCCTCATTTGGACCTGAAACTGAGAAAGCTTGGGCTGAAGCTGAGGAGAAGACTAAAGAAGGTAGCGAGAAAGTTAATCAGGCTACTATTGAAGGGTTTAATAAGATCCACGAATCAGCTGAAGAGAACTCTAAAGGCGTGATTAGTGATCCGGTCACAGATGAAGTTGATAAGCTAGTTGACTCACTTCAAAATGGCGATATAAACGTTTCAGAATCCTTGATGAATAGTCTCTTCGGCGACGAGATAAAGAAGGCTGCAGAGGAGAATGGTATAGATCTTGGCGGTCCTATCACCGAGGGAATGGCTAAAAAGATAGCAGAAACTAGTGGTTTGCCGGTTGATGCTATCATGGAAGTATGTGGTCTTACCGAGGAAGGTGCTAAAGATAAGCTCGAAATCAATTCTCCATCCAAGGTCTTTGAAAGGATTGGTAATGGGGTTGTAGAAGGCTTGGTTCTAGGACTTGGCAAGACAAGCGGTCTTACTGAAGCGATGTCTGGCATCGTTAATAAACTTACCAACGCTTTCAAAGGCAAATCCTTCGGTTCAGCCGGTAGAGGTTTGATGCAAGGACTTATAACTGCTGTGAAGAGCGGAATATCATCAACACAACAGTCTATTAATTCTGGCGTTGTTAAATGGGTAACTACGATACGGTCGAAGGTTTCTCAGTTTACATCTGCGGGTAAATCATTGATGACAGGTCTTCGTTCGGGTATTTCCGGCATGGCTGGTCGAGTAGCGTCAGCCGTATCGTCGGTAGTAACATCGGCTAGATCGGCGGCAACGAGGGGTATACATAGTTTCCATTCGATTGGTTCTAGTATGATGACTGGTTTGCGCTCGGGTATCATTTCTATGGCTAGTAGAATCGCCTCAGCTGCGGCTGCTGTTGTTGCTAGAGCTATCGCTGCAGCCAAAGCTAAAGCCAAGATCAACTCTCCTTCTAAAGAGTTTATGTGGATTGGTGAAGGTTTTGGCGAGGGTATGATTAAGGGTATTGGCAACATGTCAAAGGCTGTTGCTAAAACTTCATCTGTGATGACCGAGAAAGCTATCGACACGGCTAAGTCAGCTCTCACTACTGTAGCAGACCTCTTAAGTACTGATGCTATCCCAGTTATCACACCCGTCATTGACACCAGCAATGTATACGCTACAGCGGCTGATATCAATGCTTTATTTGGAAAGCAATCTGTGGGACTTAACGCCAACATTAACGCTCTTATGAACACCATGAACGCTAATCAAAATAGAAGCCCAAATTCAGATGTTGTAAGACAGCTTAAGGCTTTAAGTAAGGACATCGCTAATATGCCACGTAACAATTACAACGTGAATGGTGTTACCTACGATGATGGTAGCAATATTCACTCTGCAATAGAGACACTTATCAGAGCAACTGTAATAGAAGGGAGGGCTTAATTATGGCTGCTGGCATACTTGTCGATAGTATGGTCGACAAAAGCGCTCCTAAGATTACAGGTCTTAAACTTCGTAGGAATGCTGCTAACCCCAACGAGCTTATCGCTGAGTGGAATAAGTGTTCTATGAAGAAATACAAGCGTAACAAGAAAAATGAGCTTGCTATAAAAAGTAGCGGTAAGGTGAAGGCTATCGAAGCTGTTAAATCGTTTAGAATCGTATGGCATGTGTACAGGGTTGATGCTAAAGGTAAGACTGTTCGTACTGATTCAGTATCTACTCTTGACAATACGCACTATCCTGTAAGTACAACACATACCATCGATTCTACTGCTACCAAGGTAACCTTCTTCATTAAACCAGAATCCAAGACCTATTCTTACGAAACCGTTAAGACTACGACTACAGGCTCTGGAAAGAAGAAGAAAAAAACTAAGACCACTACGACCCATACTGGCTATTACTTTACCGGAGTTAAGGAGTACAGTAAAACCTTCGATCTACAATCAGTTCTCGATACACCTCCTTCTGTACAGTTAAGCTCCAGTGCAGCAGCATCTGGTAACGGTTCTGACGTAAGGCTTACTATCACAGGCTACCCGACAACTACTACTAAGATACAGTACGAAATTGCTGATGGACAGTCCAGTGGTAACGTCATACTTGCTACCACTGATGGTGGCTACCCCTCCTTCACTAAAACTCTTTGTAATACCAGAGTCGTTCTTAGTACTGGCTCATATACTGGTCAGATTATGGCTAGGGCAAGAGTCCAGTATCCGGGAGGTTTATGGGGTCAGTGGTCGAACTGGTCTTCATCGGTTTATTACTATTCCAACGATAAGGGAGCATCTGCTTCTGAACTTCAGGCTACGGCTATCAGCTCCACATCTATTTCTCTTACTTGGAAGCAGTTCGCTGCCGATACTTATGAAATTCAGTATGTTGTAAACGATCCGACTCTCTTTGATAGCACAGAAGGTACTACGGTTACGCAAGCCGCTAATCAGGGTACTACAAAGATTATCCAACAGCTTGAGTCGGGACAAACTTACTACTTCCGTATTAGAGGTTCTTACCAGGGCAGTTACACTAGCTGGTTCCCGACCTCGTCTACGGGTTATATTTCCGTAACCTTGGGTCTTCCGCCGGGGATACCAACCACTTACTCATTGCTTAACACTCTTGCTGTGGGTGAGACCGTGAGACTCTACTGGGTACATAACCCAAGAGATAAGTCAACGCAGGTCAAAGCTATGGTACAACTCCTCTTTGAAGGTGTTAGCGGTGTTAACGAAGGATATGTGGTTGTTAACAATCCATATTACGATGACGAAATTCGTAAGGATGAAAACCTCTACTTAGAGATTGATACAGGTTCGACTTTGACTGTTTACGGCTCTCCTGAAAACGCTGAGTCTAAGACGTCGCCTATATCCGTGTCATTCTCAGAAGGCGTTTCCTTCCAGTGGAGAGTTAAGACTCAGGGTATTGTTCCCGAATACAGCGAGTACTCCGTTTACAGGAAAATCACAGTTTACGCTCAGCCAGAGCTTACGCTTGAGGCTTCGTCCGATGGAGTAACATGGGATAATCCTACCACTCTTTCTTCCTTCCCATTGTGGCTTAGGATGTCCATCACTCCACGTACTCAGGCACCTATTGGCTTCTCTGTGAACGTCATTGCTCAGGATTCTTATTCTTACGATATGGTGAATGGTGAAACTGGCTATGTGACGGCTGGTGAAACTATCTTCTCTGACTACGTGAACGTTACAGAGAACCCATATGTATACAAGCTCGATTCGACGAAAGCCGCTCTTCAAAATGGCGTATCTTATTTGATCACTACAGCGGTTGCTACAGATATTGGGTTGAGTGCAGAGAACGATTACTACATCACTCCAGCTTGGGAAGATGTCGGAATGGCTCCCACAGCGGATGTTGAGGCTGACTTCGATAGGTTAATATGTATGATCCTTCCTGTATGCTTCGAGTCTGATGTGGATTACGACCAGTATATGGAGTATGACGAGGAAAATGACGAATGGCTTGTTGATGTAGATTCTTTCGACTTCGAGCCGATGGAGAACGTGTCTTTAGCTGTTTATCGGGCTAACTCTGATGGGTCTTTCACAGAGATAGCGAGCGGTTTATCCAACCCACCAGATGAGCCCATCGTTGACCCGCATCCAACTCTTGATTATGTCTACTATCGGGTTGTCTCCACGTACATCCCAACAGGACAACAGGAGTATACGGATTTCGGACCGGTAGAGTTTGATCAGCCCGGTCTTGTTCTTGACTGGGATCAGGAAGTAAGTTTGGTGGATGTCAACGACCTCGTTATGGAAGAAGAGGGTGTCATTCCGATTCAGGCATATCAAGGTTCTATGGTGACTCTGCCGTTTAATGTTGATACATCAGAAGGACACTCCAGAGATTCTGAGTTGATAGAATACATCGGTCGTCAAAGACCTGTTGGTTACTATGGAACTCAGCTGGGGGAGAGCTTCAGCTATAAGACGGAGATCCCGGTTGAGCCGGATGATGAAGAGTTAGATTGGTTGGGCGATGCGATTGTCTATGGTGGCTACACATACACTATCGGTATGTTAAGGCAACTATCCAGATACATGGGACCAGTCTACGTACGAGACAATTTAGCCAGGTCTGGTTTCTGGGCTCATGTGGACGTTTCTATGGAGATTAACCATATGGCTCACACTGTTCCTGTGACTTTAACCGTAACTCCAGTCGAAGGAGGTGCTTAATATGCCTGATTGGACCCAAGGGATGCAGCAGACATTTGAGTACTATACTGTTGATCCAGCTACTTGGCGTAATGTTGAGAGAATAACAGAGGTGATTTCGTCCAACGTCGACCGTGATGATGAGGACGAGACCAAGGGTTCGGCAACCTTCGACGCCACTCAGGAGTTCGATGAAGGCTATGTGAGAGTGTATTTAAAGACTATTCAAAATGGAACCCCTGAATCGTTCTCACTTGGAACCTTCTTAATACAAACCCCGCACGATACCTTCAACGGTCGTGTTCGGGGATTCTCATACGATGCTTACACGCCTCTGCTAGAGCTTAAAGAGAACTCACCGCCTCTTGGATACTTCGTTCCTAAGGGGTCTAACATCATGGAAACGGCATATCGGATTGTTAGAGACAACGTTCGGGCGCCAGTTCTGATGGGCGAGTCTGATGACGTTCTGGTAGAGGACTTTGTAGCGTCAGATAATGACTCATGGCTGAGCTTCGTTAGCGACTTGATAGCTGTTGCGAAGTTCAGCTTAGCTTTAGATGAGTTGAGCAGGGTGATGTTCATGCCGAATTCGGATATGGCAGCATCTCCGCCTGTATGGACTTATACTGATGACAACTCATCTATACTCTATCCTGACCTTGAGAGAGAAAGGGATTTGTATGGTATACCCAATGTCGTTCAGGTTACTTACACAACACCGGAGGAAGTACCGGTTACCGTTGAAGTGGTAAACGACGACCCGTCAAGTCCTACATCGACGGTATCAAGGGGCAGGGTGATACTGCATAGAGATACTAGTCCAAGCATCAACGGCAAACCAAGTTATCAAGAGCTTAAAGAGTATGCAACAACATTACTAAAGACTCTTTCGACTCTTGAGTATAAGATTTCTTATCGTCATGGTTACTGTCCCGTTAGGATTGGAGATTGTGTCTTACTTAGTTACAAACGGGCAGGGTTTCTTCAAACAAAGGCTAAGGTGATTTCACAGTCTATTTCCTGTGAGCCTGGATGTCCTGTTGATGAAACCGCTGTCTATACTATTAAATTGTGGGAGGGGTGATTGACATGGACCTATCGGCTACATTAAAAAAGCAATTTGCTAAGCTCGCCGCTCCGAAAGAAGTAAAAACTATCAACAAGCTTTACGGGACAGTACACGCCGTAGAAGGTCAAGCTGCGACGGTCCAGATAGACGGGTCTGACATCGCTACTCCTGTAACCTCTCTGGTTGACATACAGGACGGTGATAGGGTAACGCTGTCTATCATCAACCATAAGATTGTCATCGACGGCAACGTATCCCGTCCTACAGACTCTGCCCTCGATGAGGTGGCTGAGTTACAAGAAGAGCTTGATAATCTGGATATCACAACGCTTGTACAGATCGTTGACGAGTACTGTCTAGCCACAGAGAATTATATTCCTGAAGGACAGACCTTTGAAGACATCCGTTATACCGAGTGGGTAGAAGATATCACTGAGCTTACCTGGCAATCCGGGTATTTCTTCTGGCATAGGCAAAAATTTATATTTTCAGATGGTTCTATCACCTACTCAGATCCTTGGTTTGATGCAGTAGTGCAGATAACATATGAATCTGACAAGGCGGTAGAAGATGCTATGCAGGCTGCTGAGGACGCAAATGATGTTGCTGAGGCAGCTAATGCGGTAGCCAACCAGAAGCGTAGGGTCTTTAACTCGACACCCACTCCGCCTTATGATCTTAACGACATGTGGTTTGATGGACCGCAGGGAGAAGCAAAAATCTGTATTAGGGCCAAAACTAAGAATCAGTCTTATGCGGATTCTGACTGGCAGCTTGCTACAAAGTATACCGACGATTCTACCGTAAACGCCCTTAAGAATCATTTTTGGTATGATTCCTCTGGAGCCCATGTAGCACAGACTCAGGGCGATGTAACAAGTGGATATGCTCAGACCATCGCATCAACCGGTATTGCTCAGACATATAATGGTAAACTGGTAACTTCTTGGACTAATACCGGACTTAATTTTTATGATAATTCAGGGTCAAGTGCGGTATTGGTAGCTTCTTATGCTAAAGGCGGTTACACACACTATGTAAAGGGCAAGAGGATGATGTCTCTTACGGACTCTGGTCTTGCCCTTTATAAGTCTGACGGATCCACCTTAATGGCGGGTTTTCTTAGTACCGGTGTTACCTTTGCCAACGATGTTCCATTTACTATTGGTAATAACAACAGCTATATCAAATGGGTAAAAGAAAATAACACTTGGAAGATTAAGATCGCAGCTGATGAGATTGAGATGGGTGGGAGCTCGCTCGATACCGGCGGTGACTATATTAAACGCAATCTAGTAACCAAAGGGCATTGGGATGCTGCTTTTGCGTCAAGTCCTTCTGGCGGCTGGACAAAAGAGTCAAGCTCTACGTTACTCTCATATAATGAAACTACCGGTCTCATGAAAGTGTATTGTAGTGGTTCTTGGTATACCATTTACCAGGCTATTGCTGTAAAAGCTAACACTAAATACACTATTTCTGCAAAAGTCGGGAGTTCATATCATATCGCATTTTCTACTTCAGCAGCCACAAACTCAGAACTCTCTGGTTGGACTACCGCCTCTGATGGGCGAGTTTACACTTCTGTTACAACCGGTTCATCTACTACCTATTATATTACCGTAATCGCTAGATCTTCTTCATATTCTTATGTTAATAACATTAAGGTAGAAGAAGGAGATTACAGCGGGTGGTACTCAGAAGAAGGGGAAAAAGGAGATACTGGCGCAACTGGTGCAACTGGACCTCAAGGTCCAAAAGGTGATAAGGGCGATGCTGGAGATTCTAAATATGTTGTAAGAGTTTCTAGTAACTACGGCATTAGAGTTTATACTTCGTATTCGTCTGGGGAGGTTAATACCAGTTCTTATGCTGAGATTAATTCTAGCAATATTCTCATGGTAGCTGGTGGAACTCAGTATGCTAGTTTCGGAAGTACGACTACTATTGGGTATACTTCATATTATAATCTACAGCTATCGTCCAGCGGAATTGATTTTAGATCTGGAACGTCAACGCTTGGAAGAATTACTTATCAATCAAGTGTGCCTAGCGAAAGTGGAGGATCAGTTAGCGATTCTAGTTTATGCATGGGCTATGGAACGTCTACTGATACAGCAGTTTATGTGACGTCTAATTATAGAGCCATATTAAGATCGTATTATACCAGTTCCACATATGCGTCACTTGTTGTTAAAGGCTCGACACCTTCTATAGTAGCATATATTAATTCTTCTAGTATTAGTGCGAGCGCTATAATAAATAGCACTTCGTTTAATTATTCTACAACGAATGCTTTAGCGACTGTATTTTGTAATAGCGTTAAGATGTTCGATGTTAATTCCAGATCAGTTGCGGTCAACGGTGTTAAATACGCAGTCGGACTCGCTACTGACGATTATTCATTTTTAGTCCATCAATATCATGCCGCCGGTTCTAGCGATTTTCCGGTAGAATCAACACGAATAATAGGTCACGGATCTGCCGGTCTTCATATTTGGGAATCTGGAAACTGGGGGTCGTATGTTCATCTGTACAGAACAACCGATGGAAATGCATATTTTCAGTTTAGACCACTTACAACCAACGGTACAATGCTTGGCGGTTCTTCGCATCGTTGGAAACAGATTTGGTGTAATCAGAGCGATATTAATTCCACTTCGGACCTTAAATGTAAACGAGTTGTTGAGGACCATGATTGGAAAGTGGATGAATTCATCATGGGTCTTAAACCTATAGCTTTTTATAGGATTGATGAAAACACCGACCAAGAAGAAGGCGAACTAAATATGGGTTTCGGAGCGCAGGACGTCTACGCTCTTACAAAGTCGCTTAATCTTGGAGATTTATCTATATGCTCAGCCACGATAAAAGGAAACGTTGATGATGGGCACTCTGGTGAAATAGAATACCATGGCGAAGATATCGACGATCAATATCTGTATTGGTCACTTCAATATAACCAGCTAATCGCCCCCATAGTCCTTGAACTGCAAAGATTAATGAAACGTGTTGAAGATTTAGAAAGGAGCACAGCACTATGAATCAGAAACCAATCATTTTAGCAAGAGAAGAATACGCTAAGGCAATTATTGACGCAACTAACTCTGCACCACTTCCTGCTTTTGTAAAGATCGATGTTCTTAACGGACTTATTCAGTCTCTTAATCAGGTTGCTCAGGAAGAGTATGCCAGAGAAAAAGCAGAGTGGGACAAGAATCAAAATGAGGAGGAAAATTAAATGTTTATCGTAGTTGAACTTCAGAAAAACGC